AAGATGTTTCCAAATCCAACAACTAATTTTCTGATGATGCGGTTATAAAATACGTTTGCCATTATAGGTTACCAAAAGGATTGGTCTCACTGAAATCTATAATTGAATTTGCTTGCTGTTCTATGTATAGGTTTTGATAATCATCATTCTTCACATTGTCTTTCAGTGGGTCATACACAACCAATTGGTACTGAGCATTACTTGATACACCAATAATTCTGCGACCATCAACAAATTCACCAGCAATGTTTGTTACAGTCAATGTATTTGATGTTGGTGTCCATTTTTGTGATACTGCCACAACTGTTGCATTTGCATGTGTGTTATCTGGTGATTGGTATACAATTTCTTTTGATTGATATGTACCTGAACCTGATGATGGGTTGATATTCAATTCTAATGTGTATGAATTGTCTGTGACCACGTTGTCGATATCTGCCATACCCGTTTCGATAAGTTCGTGTGAGTACTTGAATTTCTCCAATTCCAATTCATAGAAGAATGGAATCTTACGACCCAAAGTAAAGAAGTCTTTTGTTTGGTTCACAAACTTAATCTCAAACAATTCACCTGTGCCATTTAAGAACGGTACATACACCAAGTCACCTTCACGTGGTCTGGTGAATGAATGTTGTGGTACACGTTGAGAGAATGAACGTTTAGAAAGAATGACTGTAACGTTGTTCTTAATCTCTAAACCAAATTTGGAAAAGAACTCACGTTCACCAGTATATTCCAAAGAACTAGACAGGTAGAACTCAACTGGAAATGCAGAACCAAATTTCTTAACTGGGTCCTCACCGTACAGTAGGTCACGTGCCAAATCATTATCGTTTGGTAAATAGAACGCATCGAAACCCATAATCTTAATGGATTCAACGATTAAGTCCTCAACGATTCTTTGTTCGTTGAGTGCGTTATAGTTATTGAAATATACCGATGTTGCCATATTAGTTTAGATAGAACTCTAACATACCGCCGTAGTTCTTTTCCATGTCCGATTCTAAGGTTTTAATTTCTTCCATGGCTTCATCATACGTATCTTTACCATTCAAGGTGATACCACCTGGCAATTGAACGCCACCAAACTTCTTCATGTTGGCACCCCAAGAACGTTTGATAAGTGCTGTCGCATACTCTTTCAACCAACGGTCGTTCCACATACGTGTGTAAACGTCAGGGTTAAGAGTGCCATAACATTCGGCAATAATAACTGTACCAACTGGTGCTTGTTGTTGTCCCCAAGCCCAATCAATGTAGAGTCTTTGTTGATGACGGTTGAAACGTATTGGAACCTCACCTGTGAACATCAATTCAAGTGTACGAAGGTGTTGTTGCGTCAATGTGTAATTGATGTAGGACGCTGAGGTGAAGTCATACAGTTCATTCAGACGCAACTGATATCTTAGGTCAAACATGTTGACTGTTGTTGATGAATCTGAAACTGGAAATATTCTAGTGACACCCATAATTTCTGTCGAATTATTGGATTGGTCCTTGGCATCTGAAAGGTCCAAGTACTTGTTTGTTATTTCTTGTTCTCTTACTTTTTTGATGTAATAGATTTTTTGTAGACCATCAAAATGATAATCTTGCCAGTATTGAAGTGCATCATCAATGCGGTCTTCCACTTGGTCGTCATCTACGTTGATATCAATGACCGGAAATCCAAGTCTTCTTAGGCAGTAATCTTTAAAGTCAGCTCTACTTGTTATAGTGGCCATTACTAAATCTCCTTATAATAAGGTATTTAGTTACCATTAAGACCACGATTCACCAGCTGCACCGCCTGTTGTGGAGAATGCCGTACTGAAAACTTGTAGTACTTTTGGTAAAGAAATGTTTGGTGGTGAAGGTACTTTTTCATCATTAACAATTGTCGTACTTGGATTTATAATTTTTATTAATTCAGAACCCGTGGCCACAGCAGATACTCTATCAATCACACTTTCGCCAATTAATTGTCCAGATGAAACTGGTTCAAATACAATATTTTTTTTCAGACCCGTAGAAACACCAGATTTTTTATCAATGACAGATTCGCCAATTAATTGTCCAGATGAAACTGGTTCAAACAATTTAGGTAGTAATGCTGGATAACTCGAAGCTTTAGTGCCACCAACTTCTTTGATGCCGGCGGCCGGAAAAACTTTTATTTTATAGTTGTCGCCAAAACCTTGTTTACCATTTATGGTTACATGGGTAACACTTAAACTTAGTGGCATTTTACACCTTTGGTACCGATAATCCTATGCGTCTTAATGTGCCGTCATACATTGGCCATACAGAATAGGTTATACCATCAAAAGTATATTCATCTCCGGGGAAAAAGTCTCCGTTGAAAATATAGAAACCACCTTTTTCTGTAATGTTTCCACCAAAATTGCCAATAGAATGTTTTTGCCAACTTAAAGGTAAGTGTTGATATGCACCACCGGTCAAATCTGCCGTTGCACCCCTGTAACCATATGATGTTGACATGGCCCCAACTGCATTATACATACTTAATAATGTATTTGATGCAGTTAAACCTTCGTTATTAGCTATACCGCCGCCACTTGTACCATTTCCATCACTCTGTCTGGTTGCAATGATATGATTAATTGGTAACATTGTGGAAATTGATGGTTTCACATAAGTTCTGGAACTATACAAACCAATGTTAACGTTTGCGGTGTTCAAAACAAAAAATGGTGACCATGTACCAACTTGGCCATGATAGATAGTACCTGCTGTGAAGAACTGGTCGTTTGTTGCATACACAAAATCGTTTGCAGTCAAACCATAACCATCAGCTCTAGGGTAAGTCATTACTAATGGAATGATACCGTTTGCATTGGTGTTCCAATAATCCCATCTTGTATATTGGGAATAAATGTGTGGTCCAGATTGTGCAGTTACTGTGTTGCTTGTTGCTGGCCAACCAGATAGTGTTGCTTGTTGATTGGTTGCCCATATGAATGCTGTATTTGAAACATATGCCCAAAGAGTTCTGATACCTGTTGTTGATGCACTGGATGCTGCTGATGTTCCTGCAATAAAATTACCAACCGTAGTAACGTCTACTGAGTAACCACCGGTGGTTAATTGTGTTCCAGAATAAATGGTGTTAGCATCAGCAACCGATAAACCTAGTTGCGAACTGGCCATGGAACCACCAGTTACCGCCGAACCTAGTGACAAGTAATATGATGTATATGACGTATTGTTGTTAGTGTATTGAATGTAATATTTTACACTACTGTCGTCATAGGCACCAAACTCCAACGTCAGTTTGGATGATGTTGTTGAAGGCTGACCCGAGAAATGCGCCTTGACGCCTGTTGCAGGTTCACTTGTTCTAATAATAAGACTTGCTGCTGGATCAAATCCAGAAATCATGTTCGGTGTGTAACTTGCTGAATTAGCACGGTTATAAAATGTTGCAGTACTGGTGACGTTTGCTGTATTAATAATATCCGCCAACATGCGGAACACATGAAATAAATTTTTGTTTGTGTTAAAATTTAACTTGATATACATTATATGTCCTTAACTTTTTGGCACAGCCAAAGCAATTCTTGATTGTGTTCCTGCCGAAACAGTGGCCGCCGACAGCGTGGCTTGAGGGTACGTATTCATTCCAACAGGTATCAATGCATACGTTATACCACCAACAGTTACTTCATCACCAGGGAAAAAATCACCATTAAACAAATATAAACCGGATCTATCCGTTATATTACCACCATTCATATTGAAAAGTGAATTTCTTACACTCAAAGGATATAAAACATATCCATAATAAGATTGTAAATCTTCTGAGATGTATCTATAATTACTGCGGTCTAGTGCCACTGATTGACCTGATAATGCTGTGTGAGCAAGCAATACAGAATCATAACGATAACTGTTGCTTAAACTAGGTTGGCGTATATCAGCAGAAATTTGTCTACCTAGTGGTGTCATGTCTGCCCAACGTGAAATAATTCCTGGAACACCAAGTATATTTGATTGTACAGCTCTTGTTGTGTATACGTTTGATAAAGTGTTATCAATTCCATTTAAAAACTGAAACGACACATTGTTGTTCCAATATGAAGGGGTGTTACTGTAAATGCTTTGGCAAAAACCTATTTCAGATTCTCGACTAAAAAGTCCTTCACCATATGATTTTCCTTGGAATGGAAATTGTATCGAAGCACTTGAAGTGTGTTGAGTAAACACCAATGGTATAATACCATTTGCATCTGTATTCCAATAATCACCTCTGGTGTATTGTGAATAGATGTGTGGACCATTCCAAAAAGTTCTTGCGTCCCATCCGTTGGCCGGGAAACCAGAAATTGTATATGTGTCTCTGTTTGCTGCCCAAACAAAACACGTGTCGGTTAGATACACCCAAAGAGTGTAAATAGCTCCACCTGCATCTTTCACACCAGCAGAAAAAACAGGACTTAATGTACCACCAACACCCAATGGACTACCTTGTGAAGTTGATTGTGTAGAGGATGCAGTAACATCCCATTGATTGGCTGCCGTATCACCTGTTGAAGTGCCAACTGTACTATTAAAAAATGTACCAGTTGTTAAAGTTGAATCTAGTTTAACAACATATGTTGAAGATGCATCATAAACTTTTTGTTTTAAAATAAATTCAAATGCAAAGTTACCCGAAGCAACTGATGGTCTTGCAATGTGACAAGTTGTGTTTGCAGTAATATCGGTACTACGAACAATATAACTGGTTGTATCCACTAAACCCTGTAACAAATCCGAGTTGTAACTGGCAGCTGTTTGTCTAACTCTCAAAGCAGCAATACTATTAACTGATGTGTTTTGAATGATATCAGCCACCACACGCCACACTTGTGCGGCAGTTTTAGCTGTTGAATAGTTTAGTTTAATTAACATTTTTATTCCGAAGGTTTGTCCGTTGCTTTTTCCACATTGTCTGCAAAGTTATCAGGTAAAGATTCGTCAACAGGCATACAGAAATAGAAATCACCAAATCGCTGTGCGAAAGGATAACTAGGCAAACCTGGTACATGACTTGCAAAGTAATCTAAAAAGTCTTGGTCGGTTTTTCCACCATTAAATCGCACACGATAATAATCGTGAGTCTGTGGTGTAGGACCCATAAATTGTACTGTGTCAATAAAATCTTGATATGTCATTTTTCTCTCCGATAATCCACTATTTAGTTACTGTTTGGGTATAGCAAGACCTAGTTTGGCCAATGACCCATCATATGTTGGCCATATAGAATACGTTGTTGAACCAATTGTGTATTCATCGGCACCTTGATAGTAACCATTAAAAAGGTATATGTTTGACAACTCACTAATACTTCCACCCATTGCACCCCAAGAATGTTTGTTCCAACCCCAAGGTATGTGTGCATAAGATTCAGTATTGGTACCAGAGTTTGCTATGGATGATACAACATTTGGTGAACCAGTGTAAACATTTGCATTGTATATATTAAACGATGGAAAAAACCAACCAGTTTGTCCCACCCAGTTGTTTGCACCTTGGTAATTACCAATAGTTGACACGCTAGACGCATTTGTATTTTGTGTTTTCAATATTAAATTCACAACCGGCGCAGAAACGATAGCGGGTTTAGTAAAACCATAGACAGCAACTTTATAAAATCCAGGTAGAGTTGACGCATCATTAATTGCTGGTAAATTAATTGTGGCAAAAGTTTGATTATAACCAGCAGCACCTTGACTTTGTGTGTTATAAGGAAATACATAATCCGTATTGACTGGGTTTGTCCAATCATTGGCTGTGAAACCATAACCATCAGCTTTCGGTAACGTATACACCATTGGGTATATTGAATTACTTGACTTGTTCCAGTAATCCAATCTTGTTGTTTGTGAAAATATCCAAGGCCCAGCATTACCAGTTGTAATGTTGTTTGCTGTTGTACTAAACCCTGTTGTAGTTGCTGTATTTTGGTTAGTAGACCACGCAAATGCCGTGTTAGACAAGTATACCCATAAGGTTCTGACTGCATTTGATGATGCGGTTGCCGCAGCTGATGTTCCTGCCACACGATAACCAACTTGGTTGTATGACGTTGAATAACCACCTAATGATAAATTGGTACCAAAATTACTTCCTAAATTGTCAGCAGTACTAGGTGTTAATTGTGAAGCAGCATTCATACTACCCATGGTAGCACCAGTCATACTGGTTGCCACAGTTAGGTACCAAGATGGTACGCCGGCCACTAGGTTCGTATACTGAATGTAAATATATTTGCTAGGGTCATCCCACACAGGCATCTCTAATGTAAATTTACCGCTTTGGCCCAAAGGGTTACCGTACATATGAGCACCTACACCACCGGTTGTTTGTGTTCTAATGATTGTACTATTGGCTGGATCAAAACCACCAATCATAGCGTTGGTATAAGTTGCTGAGTTTGCTCTGTTATAAAACGATGTAACGTCTGTCACACTTGGTGTATTAATGATATCCGTTAACACACGAAACAAATGCATTAAACTTTTATTTGCTGTATAATTTAATTTAATGAACATAATAAATCCTTAAAGTTTAGGTACCGCAAGACCAAGTCTACTCTCTGCCCCCATAGCATATAACCAAGTTGTTATCGTTGCTGGTCTACCCATAGTGAATGGTAATATTTGATATGTAATGCCATCAACAATAATATCATCACCTGCAAAATAATCACCATTAAAAACATATACACCAGATTTGTCGGTTACATTACCACCAATCCATCCAGCGCTTATCCATCTATGATATATTGGTAACAAAGCATAACCATAATATGATTCAAGGTCCTCAGCAATCCATCTGGATCCATATTGTGCTATTGAAGGTAAACCCCAATAAGTAGAATAGTTGGTTGCATTTCTAAAACCTTGGCCAAGTGTTGGGTGGCTGCTTACTGCTAATAAAGATCCGGCCGCTGCATGTGCCAGCGCACCTGTCAAAGCACCTTGTGTGAACCCAGCCAAACCTCCTTCGTCAGACCATTTAGTGCCGCCTAATCCTATTGCTGTGTATGGAGCATTGTAATATATTCTCCATGCATTTGGTGATCCGATTTGATTTAATTGGGGATAATTTCCTGGCGTATTACCAAAACAATTTAACATTTGCAATGAAAGAGTTTGGTATGCTCCATTGCTAGCGTTGTTAACCACTCTCTCATTTGTTGTTGGAACTTGACCATGTGTAGCTTCTTCTTCACGACTGAAAAGTCCTTCGCCAGGTCCTTTCATTATAATATAATTAAAATAACTAGAATGATTTGTAAAAACCAATGGTACAATACCATTCACATCTGTGTTAAGTAAATCCGCTCTTGTATATTGCGAATAGATGTGTGGTCCATTCCAATTGGCTGGTGAAAAATTTATAGGAAAACCAGCATTTGTATACTGTTCTCTATTCATAGCCCACATAAAACACGTGTCTGTTATGTAAACCCAAAGACAATATACACCAGCGTTTGATAAAGAATACATTGCAGGAAATGCATTTGATGTAGCAATATTGGGTGTACCAATACCTATTGTTGTGCCTTGTGCAATTGTTTGTGTTGTGGATGATGTAACTGGCCATTGAGTTGAAGTGAAATCACCAGCTGTATTAGATACTTGGGAGTTTGCTGTGCCAATCGCTGTACCGGTTGTACTCAAAGAAATATAGTATTTTGTATTTGATGTTGTGTCATATACTTTTTGACTGATTATAAATTCAAATGGCACAGCCGAAGAAGTGGCCACAGCTGGTCGAGCAATATGACAATCAACGTTTGCTGGTGTTACATTATTGGTTCTGTATATAAAACTTGAAGAATCAACTAAACCCAGTAATAAATCTGGAGCATAACTTGCCGAAATTTCTCTACTTCTTAGGTTAGCAATACTATTGATTGAAGGGTTTTTAATAATATCAGCTACAACTCTCCACACCTGTGCAGGAGTTTTTGCAGTGGTATTATAATTTAATTTGATTAACATAGTTGGTTATTTATTGCTTAGGTATAGCAAGACCCAATTTGTTAACAAAACCATCATATGGTGGCCAAATAGAATATGTCAAACCATTAACAGTGTACTCATCTGCTGGTAAGTATATACCATTAAACATGAATATTTTGGATACATCACTCACACTACCACCCATTGCACCCCAAGAATGTTTGTTCCAACCAAAAGGAACATGAGAGTATGCTTCTGGTCCAGCAGCAGTTGCTATGGAAGTTATCACGTTAGGACTCAACGCATTTAAACCTATTTGTGGCTGATAAAAACCAGTGTAACCATATTGTGAATTTGCATTTATGTAATTCCCGGCAATTGCAATTGGTGAGTTTGAATTTTGATTTGCTAATTTAATAATTGCATTAACCGGTGGACCAGAGACTATTGAAGGTGCCGGAAAACCCACAGCTGCAGTTCTATAAAAACCAGAAAAACCAGCCGCAGGATCATTAATTTTTGGTAAATTAATTGTACAAAATTGTTGGTAACCCATAGCACCTTGTGTTAATGTGCTATAGGGAAAAGTGTAATCTGTATTAACGCCGACCGTGAAGTCGTTAGCAACAAAACCAAATCCATCACCACGTGGATGTGTGTATACCATTGGGTATATTGAATTGTTTGACCTGTTCCAGTAATCAAATCTGGATGTTTGACTGAATATCCAAGGACCAGCATTACCAGTTGTGATGTTGTTTGCAGTCGCACTAAACCCTGTTGTTGAAGTGGTGCTTTGATTAGTTGCCCATACAAATGCCGTGTTAGACAAGTATACCCATAAAGTTCTAATTGCGGTGGTTGATGCTGTTGATGCCGCACCTGTTCCTGCCACAAAATAGTTTGTGTATGCACTATATGATGATGTATAACCACCAATTGATAAACTGGTACCAGAATAGAGAGCATAAGAATCGGCCGTACTAGGAACTAATTGTGACGCAACGTTTATACTTCCTGTTGTTGCGCCAGTCTGACTGGTACCAACTGTTAAGTGATATGATGTAAAAGTTGTGCTTGGATTGTTATACTGTATGTAAATATATTTGGAAGGATCATCCCATACAGGCATCTCTAATGTGAACTTAGATGATGTTGTTGTTGGTTGTCCCGAAAAATGAGCACCAACTCCACCTGTTGTTTGTGTTCTAATAATTGTACTATTGGCTGGATCAAAACCACCAATCATACCTGCGGTATATGTTGCTGAGTTGGCACGATTATAAAATGATGTAACGTCTGTTACCGAAGGTGTGTTAATAATATCTGTGAGAACACGAAACAATTGGAATAAGTTTTTATTTGAACTGAAATTTAATTTGATAAACATAATATTTCTTTCAAAGCTTTGGTACAGCTAATGCTAAACGACTATCTGGACCGCTAGAATATAACCAGTTTGCAATGTTTGGTCCATTGGGTCTACCCATAGTAAAAGGTAACAACATGTATGTTGTGCCGTCTACCACAACTTCATCACCTGGATAATAATCACCATTAAAAACATATAAACCAGATAGGTCAGTTATATTTCCACCACTGACACCACCCGAAACCCATCTATGATACATTGGTAACAAAGCATAACCATAATATGATTGAAGGTCAGAAGAAATCCATCTTGAACCAATTTGACTAATGCTAGGTAAAAACCAGTTTGCTGGTGCAGTATAACCACCTCGAATTGGTGCGGCCGCAGCCGCCGTTTGTGATATTGCTAACAATGAACCTGCAGCTTGTGTTGTAACAGTGGCCGCACTATATGAATATCCACAAAAACCACCTTCATCAGACCATTTGGTTCCACCAAGACCTATTGCTGTGTATGGAGCAACATAATAATTTCTCCAATTGTTTGTTCTATTTACAGCATTAGAAAATGAAGGTGCATTTCCTGGAAGATTACCAAAACAATTCAACATCTGTAAAGAAAGGTTTTGGTATGTTGGATTGGTGGATAAACCTGGGTCTCTTTCGTTTGTGGTAGGAACTTGGGTACAAAATACCTCGTCTTCCCTACTAAACAAACCTTCCCCTGGACCTTTTTGTTGTTGGTATATATTATAACCAGAATGATTATTGAATACCAAAGGAATTATGGAATTTACTTGACTGTTTAATATGTCATTACGTATGTATTGAGAATAGATGTGTGGCCCATTCCAAATATCTGGTCTATAATTATTCGTTGCATAGGCAGGTAAACCATATACATTATATGTAACATCTCTGTTAGCTGCCCATGCAAAACTTGTGTCGGTTAGATATACCCAAAGAGTGGATATGCCACTGTTAATTGAAGAAGAAAACATCATGGTTTGAGCATTTGATGATGATGCATTACCTGTGGTGCGTAGATTAATTAAAGTACCTTGTGCGGTTGTTTGTAATGTTGCTGCTGTAATTGGCCATTGTGTTGAAGCCATGTCACCAACAATTGTATTTGAAATTTGTGAATTGGCATTACCTTGCAAGGTACCTGTTGTACTCAAAGAAATATAATAACGACTATTCAGTGTTGCAGAAAGAGAAAAAGGATAAATCACAGCATTACCAACGGGTGTAACAGCAAAAGCAGAACCTGAATTTGCTGATGAACTATCGGAAAATGTTGGTTGTTGGCATGTCAATAAAATGCATTGGCCGGAAGTAATTGGATTGGTGTTGGTTGTGCCGCCACCAGCAGGTTGTATTGTGATTAATGGTGAAGTCAGTGGTGGTGGTTGAAAGTTTCCACTGTATACACCTACACCTTTTACCACTCTTAAATTTGCAATATAACCATTAAGTTGATTGGAACCTCCAAAACCACCGCCAATTAAAACAGGTCCACTAGCTGCATAATTATTGCTATCATTATAACCGGAACTTTGTTGTACACCGTTAACATAAAGATGTGTTACGGTTGTTATCCTTACGAGCGCAACGTGTACCCAATTTCCAGTAAAATTGAATGAACTGGATACTATCGGTCCAGCGCCTGCAACATACAATTGAATTTGATTGGCATTTAAAAAATATATAACTGGATGTAATGAAGTTGAACCAGTTCGGTTATCAAACAGAGTGCCTGAACTACCGCCAGACAAATAAATCCAACCTTCAATAGTAAATTGACCTGTACCAAAGTCAAATGCGCCGGTGCTTCTCGGATCAATACTTAAATAATCACCAGTGCCATCAAAACTTGCGGAATTAAAAACGTATGATTGTGCATCATAAACCTTTTGACTCAACACAAATTCAAAAGGTGTATTTGAAGATGTTGCAATTGGTGGTCTTGCAATATGACTATATGTGTTTGGTGTTATATCATTTGTTCTAATAATATAACTTGTTGAATCTACCAAACCTGTTAGTAAATCGGCCGCATAACTAGCCGATGTTTCTCTACTTCTTAGGTTGGCAATACTATTAATTGATGGATTGTTAATGATATCACTCACAACTCTCCATGTTTGCGCTGGTGTTTTTTGTGTATTATAATTTAACTTGATTAACATTATGAAATCCAGGATTCGGCACCACCGGCACCAGTAACAGTCGATAAAGAAGTATTTAGAACTTGTACAGGATAGATTTGTCTGAGTTGTTGCACACTGGTTTGTATAATTGTATTTGCATATGTTTTATCCGTTGTCGGATTAATAACCATTGCTTCGGTATTTGAATGTATATAACTACGTTCGACCACAAGTGCGGTGTTAGTACTATAACCCTCAGAAGATAACATTCTTATAGGTTGATATACTTTTGAAGTTACATTTGAACCAAGAAGTGATCCGGTGTTTGCATTTACAGTTGAGATTACACTATTGGCATTAAAAATTGATGGTATTACTCCACTAGGTAAAACTATTTTTATCGAATTGTTTGTCCCGTATCCATGTATACCATTAATGTGTATGTTTGTAACCGCTAAAGTTAAAGCCATTTTTTATTCCTTAGGAATGGAAACTCCTATGCGGTTCATCACATTATCAAACGTTGGCCACACAACATAAGTTTTTCCAGCAATGGTGTATTCGTCACCAGCATTATATTCACCATTGAAAATGTATATACCACTTTGTTCTGATGCTGTACCACCAAAATTGCCCCAGTAATCGCAGTTCCAACCTAATGGTTGATGTAAGAATGATGATGAACCTAAATCGGAAGACCCAGAACGCCATTGTGGTGTCAATGCTAATCCTGCTGCATAGTTATTTGTTGCGTTTCCTATACCAACAGCAGCGTTTGCTCCTGAACCAACAGTAAATACTGTGTTTGCCAGACCCAATGCACCGTATGAAGATTTTGTTCCAACCATGTGATTAACAAATTGACCATATGATGCTGTTGGTCTTGTGTATTGAATTGTTGCCATACCAAAAGTTGAAGAAATTCTATAAGTATTCAATACAATAAATGGTGGCGCCGCACCCGCCAAAGCGGAAACAGTTGTGTAGTTTACGTTTGTTCCATATACAAAATCATTTGCCAACAAACCTTGGCCATCAGCACGTGCATTTAAAATCATCAATGGGAATACACCGTTTGAACTTGAATTCCAGTAATCATAACGTGTGTATTGTGACATTATCCAAGGTCCGGAGAAGTTGGAAATACCTTGTTGTGCTGGTGATGGCCAACCATTGATGTTGGCAGTTTGATTTGTACACCAAACAAATGCTGTATTGGAAACATATGCATATAATGTTCTGATACTGTTTGTAGATGCAGTGGAAGTACCAGAAGTTCCTGCGGTGTATATAGAACCAACAGCTGTGTAATCAAACCCTGTACCACCAATAGTTAAGTTGGTGCCAAGATAAGTTGTGTTAGCATCAGCAACGTTGTCTGGTAGTTGTGAAGATGTGATTGTACCACCAGTAATTGATGTGGCATATGCAGCATAGTAACTAATCGAACCTGTTACAGATGGATTAATGTATTGTATGTAACCCTTTGAAGTCGGGTCATCATATGCTGCCATTTCCAAAGTAAACTTTGATTGTCCTGTTGAATTCTGTCCAGAAAAATGTGCTTTTGTTTGAGATGGATTAACTGTTCTAATAATGGTACTGTTAACAGGATCAAAGTTACCAATCATACTCGATGTATAACCAGCTGAGTTTGCAGCATTATAGAAAGAAGTTACATCAACAATATCTGGTGTGTTGATTATGTCCGTTAACACACGGAACATGTGGTACAATGATTTGTTTGCAGTAAAGTTTAATTTGATGTACATAATGTTATACCTTTGGAACTGCTAATGCAACACGTGATTGGCTGCCTTGTGAAGTGCCGTAACCTAAATTGGTATTCACGGCTGTTGCCATAAGACCAGGAATTAAAGTGTATGTTATACCACCAACAGTTATTTCATCACCAATAAAATAGTCACCATTAAACAAATACATACCAGACTTATCTGTTATGTTACCACCATTAGAATTGTAATGTGGTGTTCTAAATGTCATTGGGTATAGAATGAATCCATAATATGATTGTAAATCTGATGCAACAAACCTATAATTTGTAAATGCATGAGTGTATGTTGCGGATGTATATAAGAATACAATGTTACCATAAGACCTTGCAATCGCACTTGTTGATGGTTGTGCTGCAGATGTAAAGTTTTCTGCGGCCGCCGCCAAATTTCTTTGGTCTGAATACACAGTAGAAATACCCAAACAAGTATTTGCATGTGCAACAATTGTTCTAGGTGTAATGTTGTTTGTCAATACATTGTTTGCAACATGCATTACTTGCAAAGAAATATTTGTGTTGTTGAGTCCTTGTGGCAATTGTACCGCCGACAATTCTTCAAAGCGACTTAGGAATCCTTCACCTTGGCCTTTTGTTAAATTGGAAAATGTTTGCACTGATGCACCAGTAATGTTCGGATGGTTTGTATACACCAAAGGTATAATACCATTTGCATCTGTATTCCAATAATCACCTCTTGTGTATTGGGAATAGAAATGTGGACCTTGTTGGTTCAAATTTTGTGCTACTGGCGTTGCAGTGAATGATGTTGGGTGACCAGGTAAATTGTAAGATTGTGTGTTACAATTCCACATAAAACAGGTATCAGTTATGTAAACCCAAAATGTAAACAAACCTAGACCACCTGCATTGTATGCACCAAAGGCATTTGAGGTCGTACCACCAACACCCAATGGACTGCCTTGGATTGTTGTTTGTGTGGTTGAGGTTGTAACATCCCATTGTGAAGTTGATACGTCACCTGATGTTGAACCAATTTGTGATGTAACCAAATAAGATGCTGCAACAATATTACTTAATGAAACGTAATAAGAGGTACCTGCCGAGTCTAATACTTTTTGTTTCAAAATAAATTCGAACACAGAATCGGAAGAAGTGGCCACGTTTGGTCGTGCAATATGAGCAACAGTGTTTGCTGTTGTTAAGTTGCTTGGGTTACGAACAATAAAACTGGTAGAATCTACCAAGTTGGCCAATAAATCTGCGTTATAATTTGCAGCAGTAGCACGTGCTCTAAGAGCAGTCAAGTTATTCACGCCGACATTATTGATAATATCCGCAAGTATGCGGAAGCAAGCCGCAGGTGATTTTCTACTACTGAAATTTAATTTGATTAACATTGTTGTGTCTCAATTATTCCGCTTTTTCCAGGAAGTCACAGAAGTCTTCTGGTAGTTGTGTGTCTTTTGGTACACACACATAAAACTGGTCCATTTTTTGAAAGAATGGATAGTGATCCAAACTAGGAACTTTTACGTAGAAATAGTCAAAGAATTCTTGGTCAGTTTTTGGTGTATTAAATGTGACACGATAGAAATCCCATTCTGCCGGTTCTTTATTACCAAAAACTATAACTTTTTTAAATTCATCGTATGTCATTTATTTTCTCCATTAAATATATGTAAATGTTGCATAAAGGTCAGCAGAACCGGTGCCTGCTGTCAGAATGTCAACAGTAATATAATCGTTTGTTGTTATAGGAATATATGGGTTTGTAGTTACGCTTTGCACACCCGCATTGAGTGTGGTGTTGTTTACTACTGTACCATTTTTCTTAACTGCAACAGTTGTTGCTGTTGATCCTGCTGTCACTAAATTGAACTGAATTGCAACAATAGATGCGGGGTTAGTAATATATAGTCTCTTAGAACCAACGTTTATTGTTAATGTACCAGAATAATTGTAGGTACGAATCGCATTAGATAAACCAGTTGATATAGCGGTGTTTGAAGACACAGAAACAACACGGCCATATTGGTCAACTTGCAAGTTTGCGGCAGTGTATGTACCTGCAACGTTGTTTGCTATCGGTGCAAGACCAACTTGAATTCTACCAAAAGATGTGTTGGTAGTAATTTGTCCAGTGTTTGCAAACAGTTGTGTATTGACTGCCATTCCAACGGTAGAAACTCTACCATTTGCCATAACTGTAAAATACGGTACAGTTTTACCTTCGGAATCACCTAGTAGTGTATTTATTCCAAGGTTAATATTTGTTACGTCAGTGTTTGCACGGTCGAAAGCTGCTTGTGCCAACACGTTTGCACTATTAGCCTTATTAAAACCTGTCTGTGCAGAAATTGTTGCCGCATTAGCCTGTGCATAAGCTTGTGTTACTGGTGCATTATTTGCAGTATTGTAAGCAGACTGTGCCAAGTTGTTGGCAGCATTCGCTTGGTCGTAACCTGCCTGTGCAAATGTCAGTGTTGAATTTGAATGACCAAACGCCGCATTAGCCTGTATGAAGGCACCATTCGCACGATTGAAACCAAATTGTGCAGAGTTAATTGCCGCATCAGCAGTTGATTGTGCATTGAAGGCTGCATCAGATGCATTGTTTGCCTGTCCAAATGCTGCGTTAGCCTTAATGAAGGCACCGTTTGCACGGAAGTAAGCCGCTTGTGCTGAATCGGTCGCAGCATTTGCCTGTGCGTATGCTGGTGTTGCAACGTTTGCCTGTTCAAATGATGCATTGGTCTTAGCAAAACCTGCACTTGCATAATCTAAAAGGTTAATATTGTTTGCAACAACATAAGTTGCAATTACATTACCTTTGAAGGTCTGTGCTTGAACATTTGCTCTACGGAAAGACGCATCGTTAATGTTTATTTCATTGTTTGCAACAATTTCTGGTGTATAATTATCAAAGAAAATGTATTCTTTTTCTGATGCATCACGGAACAAACCAGTATGTGCATTTGCAATATCATTATAATGTGCCACAAAACCAATGTCTAATGCATCAGTTGTGTAGTTGTTGTTTGCAAGGAAAATTAACGAGTCATTAATTTGCAATGATGAAGTGGTCAATATGGTTGAGTTACCATATACGGCCAAGTTACCAGTAATTACAACACTTCCTGAAATCGTACCACCAGTAGATTGGTATGCACTGTTAGCTTTATTGTATGCTGACTGTACGGAATCCACACTAGCATTAGCAACCGCAAAAGCTGAATTGGCCTGTATGAATGCTAAGTTTGCTCTGTTATATGCAGTTGATGCAGAGTTAGTCGCAGCATTTGCTTGGTCGTAACCTGCTTGTGCAGAGTTAGTTGCAGCATTCGCCTTTGCAAAACCTGAGGTTGCATATTGATTAGTTGCATTAGCTTGGTCATAACCAGCCTGTGCTGAGTTAATGGCAGCGTTTGCTCTGGCATATCCAGAAGTTGCATACTGATTGGTTGCATTTGCCTGGTCATACGCTGACTGTGCTGAATTGGTTGCAGCGTTGGCCTTAGCGTAACCAGATTGAGCATACTGGTTGGTTGCATTTGCAAGAATGTATGCACTAGAAACAAAATTGTCAACAGCAGCAATGCGTGTGTTCTGTGTTACATCCACACCTTGTGTGTAGATGGTATTACCAGATGCAGTATTTGCCAATTCAAAAGAAGCATTAGAATATGACCATGGTGCTGATGCAGTTCTTTGAGTTGTACCATCACCAGTAAATGTTACTGTACCAGTGGTGATTGAACTTGCGTTCATGTAGTTAAAGTAACCTACATTCCAACGACTTGCATTATTACCAAAATTAGATGTACCAGTAACATATAAGTTACCAGTAAATGTGTTACCAAATACAATTAAGTTTTCACCGATGTATGTGTTACCCACAATACCTGCACCACCAGCAGAAACAATTGCACCAGTAGTTGTATTAAATGATGGTGTATTTGAAGATGCGAAAATATTATCTGAACCAACTTGTGTATCACCTGCGGTACCAGAAACACTAAACGATGCACCTGTATCTGATGTTAACGAAACAGAACCAGTTTCTGCACCAATCAACGCACCACCCAAGTCAATCGTGTTACCAGAAATGTAGAGTTTTCTCCAACGTCTTGTTGGAGAACCTAAATCGTAACCGCCACCACCCACAGCGTTGGCTGCTGGTAATAGGTGAGATGTATATACGTTACCTGTTGCAGAACCCAAGAACGCATTGGCTGCCACAGTTAATGTGCCAGTCATTGTGTCGCCAGTTTTTAATACTGTACTGAACGCACGTGCATTTGCAGTATTAGCCTGTGCATACGCACCAACTGCAAGACTATCTGTTGCAGCAGTGTTAAAGAACAATGTAATCAGTGAGGTGTTCTGACTATCATTAACGGCCTGCATATTAATAGAGGTGGTATATGCAGTGTTTGCCCTATTAAATGCCGCTTGTGTTGAGATGGCACCACTTAAAATATTTGCTCTTGCGGCCGAGTCATTTGCAGAACCAGTTGACATTGTGTTAGCAAAATCAAACGCTGCATTAGCATGAATGTATGCAGCATTAGATGTACCTCTAACCCATCCATCAATCGCATTAGTACCAGTGTTTGCCTTGTTGAAGGCTGCTTGTGCTAGTACGTTTGCAGAGTTTGCTTTCTCAAACGCAGCATTGGCCTGAATAAATGATGCGGATACTGGACTTGAATTTGCTTTGTTGTAAGCAGCTTGAGCAGAATCTGTTGCCGCATTTGCTTGGTTGTATGCAGATACTGCAAAATTATCCAAGATTGCAATGACTGTATTCTGTGCAACGTTAACACCAAGAGCATAACTGATATTGCCTGCCGCAGTATTTGCTTGGTTGTAAGCAGACTGTGCCAAGTTATTGGCAGCATTGGCCTGATTGTATGCGTTGCCTGCAAATACACCAGTTGTATTACCTTTGTCCCATGCACCAGATGCTGAGTTGGTTGCAGCATTTGCTCTTACATATGCAGAATTTGCCAAAGAATCTGCCGCATTAGCACGTGCATATGCGGAACTTATTAGAGAATCTGCTGAGTTCGCTTTATCGAAACCTGCTTGTGCGTATGTTAATACATTGTTTGAACCATCGTATGCATTTTGTGCAAAAGCAAATGCAGAATTTCCTTTTTGGAATGCAGAAGAACCAACAATCAAGGCCGCATTGGCAGCACCATATGCACTAGATACATATGGTTCAATACTTAAACCTTTGACAACAACAATATCACTTATCAAATTACCTTTGAAGTAATTTGAAATTACGTTTGCTGTTTGAAAACTTGGATGTAAACCGTCAATCAGGTTGTTTGAACTAATTGTTGGTGTGTAACCTTTAAAGAAGATGTATTCTTTTAATGTTGGTTCACGGAACAAACCAGTGTATTGGTTGTTACCATCTTTATATTTACCAACAAAACCAATGTCAATTGCATCGGTCACGGTGTTATTGTTTGCTAATACAAGTAACGAATCACCAACTTCAACTGTGGTTGTTTGTAAAGTGGTGGATGTACCCAACACATACAAGTTACCTGTAATATTTACATCTTTGGAGAACGTTGCGTTGTTTGCAACAGTGCCACCATTTTGAACAAAATTGGCACCAACGTTTGCAGCGGTGTATGCACCAGTCATTAGGTTTTCTAATGAACCTATTCTAGTGTTCTGTGTGGTGTTTACACCTTGTATGATTAGAACACCGTTTGCTCTTTCATATGCTGATTGAGCAGAATCTGTTGCCGCATTTGCTTGGTTGTAACCAGATTGTGCGAGATTGTTTGCAGCATTAGCACGAGTATGTGCCGACTGTGCCAGTATGTTTGCAGAGTTTGCTTTGTTGTATGCTGACTGTGCCGAATTAACACCTGCGTTTGCAGTATCATATGCGGATACGGCAAAAGTTAATGAACCTGCCAAGTTGGCACGATTGAATGCTGCCTGTGCAGATATGGTTGCAGCATTGGCCTGACCGAAACCTGAGGTTGCAAGGTCATTTGCTGCATTTGCTTTGTTGAAACTAGATTGTGCTAAGTTGTTTGCAGAATTGGCTTGTGCATATGCACCGTTGGCAGTTCTAAATGCAGGTTGAATCTGTGGGAATACATTGTTAGCAGCAACATATGCTGCATTAGCTATTGTATTTGCACTGATTGCAAGTTCGTAGGCTGTATTGGCCAATTGTACCAGTGTATTACCACCAATGTAAATTGGATTACCGCCAATATCACCGATGAATAACTTTCCAGATTTATAAGAGAACGCTAATTGTCCGTCACGTAATGATAACGGAGAATTATTGGCTCTGGAACGTAATTGCTGTTGTGCTGTATTTGCCATTAAAAGAATCCGCTATCTATAACCCCTGCGTCAATCGCCACAGGACCTAAAATGAAACTGTTTGTATTTGCTTGATATATAATTGGGTACCCGTCAACAGCACCTGCGATACTTAAATCGGTTGCACTTTTTAGAGTTCTAGAACCGTATCCAATACTTGTTACAGTTGGATTGTTCTGACCAATGGTAACTTTGACGGTTGATGGTGGATTTGTTGCCATTTATTACCTCGATATTCTTGGTGAAACATCCACGGTGCCTTCCAGAATACGAATAACAGTATTAGCTGCACCTAGAACACCAGGAAAAGAAATGGTTGTGTCGTATAGATAACGACCTGCTCTGATATTGGCAGTGTTTGTCCAGTCCAATGATAGTGTTATTATGCCGTTAATAGAATCTACGCTAGGAGTAAATACTGCAACCGTGTTGGAAGAATAATATGATTTTCTGATTTGACTTTTAACAGTTGCACCCGACAAATCATACACATCACCATACACATCATCTAATGTGATGGATACGGAGAATGATGTGCCTTGTTCTAAGTATAAGTTTTGGTATCCTGCTGCCATGTTTTACCTTTTTTAGGTATTTAGTTGACTAATTAACGTAATTCTACCCAACTATTTAACGTGGCATCAGATGATGTTACCCTATATGTTTGTCCATTAGGAATAATTATACTACCTACACAATAGTTACCACCGCCAGAGTTGGAACCATAAGCAAACGTAAATGCTGCTCCGCCATCCACTGAAATTTGTAACGAAGCGGTAGAAACACCACCACGTGTCGCAAATATGATAAGCATAATAGGTTTGCCTGTGCTATTTGTGTATGTGGTGGAAAATGCTCTGGTTGATGTTACGTTTACATAACTTTGGTTATAACCAATTGCATTTGTGGAACCACCAGTTGTATTGGCATAATTAACCGATTGCAATGCAATGTTGGTGTCAGTTATAAACGATGAACCATCACCCGCATTTGTTGCTCTTGCTGCTGTGCCAGAAATACTAATGTTATATGTTTTAGTATTTGCAATTTGCTGCGGTGTTATTAAACCCGTAATCTGTGTGTTGGCTACACTAACACCGGTGTTAGATGCTGATGTTATACGGCCTTGTTGGTCGATGGTAACAATTGGAATTGATTGTCCACCACCGTAGGTTCCAGGTGTAACTGCGGTATCTTCCAGTGTTGATGGTTTAATCTTTGTTGTCATTTAATTTGTCCTTTTAGTTCATCAACTTGGTCTTTAAGTTCTTTGATTGCTTCAATCAACAAAGGAACCAATCTTTCATAACGAACTGTTAGGTACTTATCACTCACTGGTGCGTGTGTAACTGCTTCTGGTTGTACTGCTTGAACTTCTTGTGCGGAGACACCGACTTCTCTACCCTCACGTGAGTAAAGTCCTAATTCATTTGCAACCTCATTCAGTTCATAATAGAAACCAGAAAGTTGTGTTACTTTATCTAAGGCATTTTCAATGTTGCCTAGTTTAATTTTCAATCTCTCATCAGAAACGTATGCAGTGATGTTACCAACTGCCTTAATTTCATTGCCTGTATGTGTTGGTGTACCCGAACCAACCCACAAGGCGTTCATTTGGTAATTGTTTCCGGTTGTCAAAGAACCAGCCTGAGATACGACACCACTAATTTTTGTACCAGCAAGACCTGTTATCCATGCAGGGTCATTGTAAGTGCCGTTGTTATAAACACCGTTAGTTACTGTTGCAGCATTGAGTGCGAAACTTTCACTTGCACCCAATACGTTTCTAACATATGCAGTTGTTGCGAAGGCCGTATTGGATGCCGCAGTGGCAACAGTCAGTCCTTTAACTAGACCAGTAAAATCTGCACCAGACAAAGCAGCCTTACGTGCTTCAACGTTATCAATTGCCAACTGAATTGTGTTTGCAGTTCCTGGAATTGCACCAGAAGGTGCAGTGAAACTAATATTGTTTGCGTAGTATGGTGTTAGAATATAACCATCCACTTCAATCAAAACAATATCACCTGATGAAGAAGCAGTTCCTAATGTAACAGAAACGTTTGATGTTTCTGTATATTCAGAGTTCATTTGACGAACACCGTTTACATACACACGTAGTTGTGATGAACCTGGAATGTATGTTGGTGTGGTATATAATGTTTGACCATTATTAACTGTTGGGAACAAACGTGTTGAGTTGATGGATGTTCCAGGTGTTGCACCACCGCCACCTCCTGAACCACCAGGAGACCAATAGTATGTGCCTAGACCACCTGTGGTCAGTACATAACCTGCAACTGTTCCGGATGGTAATAGGTTTGTTAATGCTCCGCCTGCCGATGTGGCATTTGTACCACCTTGTGTAAGTGCCAAAGGTGCAGTCAATGATAGACTTGCAAATGTTGGACTTGCATTAACTTGCAAGTTTTGTGGTGTTGCAATGTTAATTGTGTTTGAGGTTGCTGTTGCTGTTACACCCCAGTTACCTGTGAAACGAATGACACCTGCATTAGCACTTGCAATTGTACCTGTTGTACCAACAAATGTATTTGAAGAAGTGTTTGCACGTGAGTAAGCAGGAACAACACCAGTTGCAATCGTATTTGTTAATGAGTTTGCAAGCGCACCAATACTTGTAGAAAGTGCGGTGTTAACAGATGTGATACGGTTGTTTAATGTAACTGTCGTGTCTGTTAATGTTAATACTGAGTCGTATAATGAATTTGCCGCAGCAGATGAAGCGATACGTGAACTGTCGGCCAACAATACCGAATCACTAATTAAGTTTGCAGTTAATATCTTTGAATAACTTAGTGATTGGTTGGTATTATTTACATCTCTTAGGTCCCAATATTTTGCAGTTTCATTCCAACGAATTTCTGCATTAGCACCAGAGAATCCACGGTTGACCGCATATGTACTTGTTGCACCGTATGCATTGTTTGCATTGAGTGAGAAAGAATTTGCATCGTATACTGTTTGGCCACTAATAATAAAGTTGCCGCCAATTAATAATTGTCCGTATATTGAAGCACCATTATTAAGTGTTGTAGAACCGTCAACAATCAAAGTGTTGGTTTTAATTGAGGTACTATATTGGTCTTGGTTGTAAATGTCACCGTCAACCTGTAAGTCTCGATGCATTGCCACGTTGGCATCAAATACGGATGATTGTAATACGGTTAATGTGTTTTGTAATTGCGTGGATTTGGTTACAATTAACGTGTTACTTACAGTAGTTGCACCTGCAACACTCAATGTACCACCAAGTACTGTATTATTTGCAACAGAAAGACCTAAACCGGATGCATTTGCTGATAATTTACCTGCAACTTGTACATCACCTGATGCAACCATACTCAAAGATGTATTTTCTAGGTAAGTTTGCCCACTAACTCTAATGTTGTTTTGAATGTAGGCAGATGAACCAATGCCTTGAACTTGTAATTGACCACCAATAATCGCAACGTTCGCAACTTGTAGACCTAGGAAAGGGTCACTTAGATACAATGTACCTGTATCTTTAACATAGTTTGCTTTACCAAGTGTGTTGTTCTCTGCCGCTAGATTATTTGTGGCAACAACCCAATCACCAAAGGTGTTTGCATTATTTAAATAGGATACGGTATTAGCCATTTGAATCTTTTTCCAGTAGTTTTACCAATAAATGTTTGATTTCAGTCATATCAGTTTTGATATTGTTGATTTCTTCCTTTACGGTATTTATTTCGTTTTTTTGAGTGGTAATAAGTTTTCGTTTGAAATTATATTCCTCTCGACCAGTAACATCACCATTGATAAGAGCCATTGTTTCCGTATCACGTAAAAAATTGGTACCATCCACTTTGACCAACATATTATAGGCCTGTTCCAGATGGTAAGGCCAATGTTCTCATGTCTTTTAAGAATGGTGAGAATGTTGGGTCGTTTGAAGTCATCACAATCTTAATCATGTATTGATAGAATTTGGTGTATGATAGACCAGTTTTTGTACTTGTGTACGACACTTGGTTGTCTGCTGCACCACCTGAACCAGGTGCTGCCTCATATTCATAGATATCATTTCTACTGATTGAGTACTTCGAATCACCATTGACAAAGGTCATTAGTTGCCAGTTGCCTTCTTCAATTGGTTGTATATCATCACGTGAAACAATTTTGTAATACACGTGTATGTTGGTGCCAACTGGACGATATGCGGTAAAGAATACACGCAAGTCACCAGAGTCATTGTTTGTTCCTAGTGTGATTGGTCGTGTGATGTATCTTGTCCAACCATTACCACCTGATGCAGATGTTTCACCAGTGGCAACCACTTGTGCAGCTGAGGTGTTCGTACCAATTACACTGATTGTTGGTGTGGAGATGTATCCTGCACCCTCGGTCGTCACATACACACTAACAATATTACCTGAAACAACGTTAGCTGAAACGTATGCTTGTGTGCCTGTCGTACTTGTTGGTGCCGACACGGAAATATTCGGGTAAATTAATGTGCCATTTGCACCACCCAAATAACCTTGGCCGCCTGCAACGACAGTAATATCCGTGTTGGACAATCCCAAGTTATTAATTCTGAAACGAGTTGTGTAGATAGTTAAACCATCATCAGAAATTACTGGTGAAACTGCATCTGAAACAGTCCTTAATGTGGCATCTAATTTGAATGATGTGTTTGTTGCATAGTCCAACACACGTTGACCTAGGTTGTCATCCAAATATATGTCTTCAGCTGAAGGTGTACCAAATTTACCAGGATTAAATCCGTAAGGACCATCTGTTGTACCTGAACCCTTTAATGTGGTTGTGTACTGATAATCAATTGTTGTACCTGGCGGTGTAAAATCTGTGGTCGCAACGTTGAACAAATCGTATGTTGCATTAGATGTTGCTGTTGCGGTGTTAACATCAACCTGTGTTCTCTCTGGTAGACCTCTTGGAACAACAAATGGTACCACAGGATTGTATGATGTGACAAATTTACATCTGTTCATAACGAACATAAGGTCTTGTGTTTGGTCCGCAGTCCATGTGATGGAGTTTTGCGATTCAAAAATGTCACCAACGTATGGTGTAGTTACAATTTTTGTTGCTGAGGTGGGGTTAACATCTGTGTAGTTTGCTTTTGATGTTGACAACAACGCACTGTCACCTTGTTTAGCACACCACAAATTATATTCACTTGAAGAAGAAGTCAAACAGAAAGCATACAATTGATTTGGATTGATGTAAACTGGAAAATCAAACGTGAATTTGGTTGCTGTTGCTGCATTTTTATAGTGCGGAGTCTCAGACACATTGACCTTATCCACATTTAGATATACAATTGAGTGGTCTAGGGACGTGCCAGTAGGATATCCATTAATAGTTGGTAGAATATACAACTGAATAGGAATATTTGTAGTTGGTTTTGTTCTAAAAAACAAACTAATGGAGCTTAGAAAAACTCCGTTTGGAAAGTTAGCGCCATCAATAATAAATGACTGTGCTAAAGGATCAATAATTGTGCTTGCCATTTTCTTCCTTTATATGTTATATTCTTTTTCAAGAACGCTTAACATATTATTTATCAACTGTTTTGCATCTTCGGTTTTGTTATCAGACAATGCAGAAACAACGTTTCTTATGTGAATGTAATTAATTCTACTGAAAATTGAATGTTGTTCGTAGTATGGTTTGTCCATCAAACCCATTTCTTCTATCAACCGTTCACCTCGTACATAATATTCCACATTTTCTTCATCAGGTAAATTGTTTCGCATGTCTCTTAACATCTTCACTTCATTTGGTGTATACTCACCAATTCTATCGTGTATGATACTATAAACGAAACAATTTTCCTTACGACTTAACAATGTGGTTACACAATGTTCTTCGGTACCATGTTCTGCACAGTGAGAACAAGCCTCTTTCTGTGCAAAATATTCAGCTACACTTATACCCATATTATTTGTACAGGCTAGTCCAACATTTCTTGGCGAATCTAGTTGTGACCAATGCACCAACTGTCATCCACACTGCAATCCAAGCGACAGAGTTTGGTATAGATAGTGGGTTGAACTTCTTACCCATCACCATGTTTGTACCATTTGTCCATGCCCAATTCGCATAAGCACTAAACCACTTACTACGTAGTGCAGGCACCAACAACTTAGAACCAATAACTTGGTAACCACGGCGGAAGCATTCACCCAACATCTTGTTGTGTAGATACTTTTCACACCATGCAATCAAGGTATCTTTTTGTTCTTGTTGCCATAGACCTTTGTCTGTGAGTGCAGTTGCAATCACACAACATCCACCGCCACCACCTGATGCAGTAACTGAGGTGACGTTTGTAACAAAACCTGCCTGTGTTTGAATAGTTGTCTGTGTATTCTTTGCAGTAGAAATAGATGCAGAGTAATCAATTTGTTGTGAACGAGTTGACAAACCTTGTGCATAGAATGATGCCTCAGCAAAAGTATTTTCTGTACCTGTTGAGTATCTAAATTCATTTTCAGTTTGATTAATGATTCTGTCATCAAGTCTGAACACACGTTCACCAGAGTGGAAGTAACCACCTGGTAATGTGAACACACCAGAAATGGAACCAACTTCATTGGTTACCAATGAACCAATTGAGTAACCATCTCCTGCCAAGTATGTAATACTTCTATCCAATGTCACTGTCTTGGTATTTGTATTGTATCCGGTAACAGTTGCTTTGTAACCCTTAGGTATAGATGCAACACCTGTTGGTGAACCAGTTACAATCTTAAACTCTTGACCAGTATAGATATCAGTTGAAGATGCCAGTGCAGACAATGTAACGTTTGCAGTTGTTGTACCATTCGTTGCAATCTTACCAGACCAATGTGTCTGTGACGCCATTGTACCTTGTGCAGTACTTGTTTGATATACACCACTTGTGTTAAAGAATGAGTTAACAATCGTGCCAGTAGAGGTGTAGTTGGTTGTATCAAGGTCACCAATCACATACAAACGAACGTTGCCGTTAGGATATGTGTAAACGTCAGACAAATAACCTGCATAACGGAACACAGAACTAGAAACATAACCAATGGTGTCACCTCTTGTGAACTTACCTGTACCGGATACGTTAGTCAATTCAATGATGTTTGGTTTTCTAATCAAACGAGACACACGTTTGCCATCAAAGAAAGCATTCACCGCTGTCTTGAACAACATACCGTCCGCTTGGAACATAATGTATTGACCACGGATGTAAGGCAGAATACTTACGTTAGTCAAGTAGTTACCAACTTGGTTGTAAGATTGTGACCAGTAACCGTATGTGTATTGGTTTTCTTTTGTGACTGTGGTTGTTGTGGTTGTTGTACGACCGTCAACAACAGCAGTATCTTTTTGTGTACCTGGAATAGTCTTCCAGTCACCAACTGCCAGTGTTGGGTTACCTTCCAACAAGTTCAGTGAACTGGATGGGTTGTATACTTTCAAGTTAGGGTCAACGAACAACAAATCTGGTTCAGCAGTGTTGTCAACCCAATTGTCCATTGGTGGAGTTAATGTGATGTTACCAGTTGATTTAACAACTGAGAATGGATTAGCATTGAGTACTCTACTTGCCAATGGTTGTGCAACCAATTGAACTTCTTCATATGGTAGTGTGTATAGTGCAGAAGAACCTGTAAACTTAGGGTAATAATTTAAGTTGTTTAGTGTTGTCTGAGAAAGATTCTTAGCACTCAACAAGTTCAAGTTCTTCAATGAGTAGTTCTTAACCAACAATGCAGGTGTCAAGTACTGCAAACGAGTATTGATAGCAGCAGAGAAGTCTTTATTGGTTGTATCACCAACGGAGAAGGTTGAGAAGTCATCAACCATAATACCGTTTTTAAATCTATTCAGACCATTGTTGTCTGGAATTTGTAGACTTGCGGCATTCTGTTCAATCAAACTCAATGAGGTGTAGTATTCAAGATTGTTAACACGTGTTTGAAGGTCAGTAATGTCACTGAACGCCCAACGTTTGTGTAGAACTGGTTGAATAAAGATGTTGGATGGTTGACCAACTGTTTCACCTGGTAAATTTGCAGTGTATGGATCCAATGTAATATTGGCCAACAACAATGCGGATGATGGTGTGACAGGTGCTACTGGTTTGGCTGAAGGTTGACCTGTAACAATCTTGATAGATTTATCTTTGTCAATAACAAGAATGTCTTTTCTACCAAGGTAGTATGTGTAGTCACAAACAAAAGTGGACAAGTCAACTGGTATCAATGCACCAGAGAAGTTTGTTGTTGTTGGTGTTGTTCTGTACTTATATGTAAATTCAGTCTGAGCATTCAATACAACAGGTCTAAAATCCAAACAGTCTTTCAAACTATATGTCGTGCCTTTTTTGGCCTTGTATGTTGGTCTATCTGTGAAAGTACTGCCTGCATACGATTGTGCAGAAAAATAACCATCACCACCTGAGTGTGAATAGAAGTCAAACAGAATCAGAATGTTGGTTGGTTTTGAGTAACCAGGTTTCAATGTGATGTATGAATGACCGTAGTAACTATCTGTTTGTCCATCATTGAATTCATAACGGTCAGTTACATCATATGAGTTGTCGACCAACATGTTATTTGTTGGTAAAGAGCCTTTACAGTCAATGATTTTTCTAATTCTACGAACGTCAGAAACATACAATGATTGTTTTGAACCGTATTGTGCAACATAACTTTGAGTAACATACAATTGACCGTTGTTTAGGTCAAGATAGTTACCAAAGTTAATGATGCCATCAGGTCCAGTGTAGTTTACATAGTTTGTATTAGCAGTAATTAATGTTTTGGTTTTTAACACATAGTTGGTGTCGTTACCATTTGTAACACTAACCTTGGCATAAATTGTTGCAGTGAATGGTGATAAATCTAATGCAGTAAATATTACGGAATTTTTTGATGCATCAACAGCAACACTTCTGTTAGCAACGGAGAATGATATCACATCACCAACGTTGATAGATGAGTTGATACCCTTATCAGTAACAACAACCATCCAGTTTTGTTTCAACGCATCGGCAGTTTCAGTTGAACCTGTTCTGAGGAAGTCAAAAGAACCTGTTGCGGAAATGTCCAATGACAATGTACGTTGTGAACCAGTTGAGTACAAACCAAATGTTTGACCTCTAAATTCTTGTGTGGTTGTGTATGAAGAATCACTGATTGAGTTTGCATAAGGAATACCTAATGGCAAAATCAATTCTGGTGTTGTCTGATTGAACAACACTGTGTCGCCAGTAATCAATTGGTCGGTTTTACCAACGTTATTGATTGCAGCACTACCGTAGATAGTGAATGCTGAGTTTGAAAAGTATGTTAATGCTTCAACGTCTTTGGTACCAAATCTCAGAGAGAATGTGTCTGCTGCTGATGGTGTCAATGCAAAAGGCACATCAACTTTAGCAGTCTTTGTTGAACCATTATAGTCCACAATCTTTCTGGTGTCACCAAGGTCTGAACCCGAATCAATAGTCACAGTCACACCAAGGTATGCATTAGCAACTGAACTGAATTTACCATTTGTATCGGTGAAACTAATGTGAGTTGCGTTCGCAGAAGCAATTGAACCACTTAGAACTTTGTTTGCAACATCATACACATAGGCTTTATATACCCATGTTCTGGTATTAGAATCACTTGTGCTTGATGTGTACACTAAGTTTCTAATGTAACCAGTACCAGCCAAAGTGGAATTGTACACAGTGGTGTTGGATGTTTTAAGGTTCTCAACTCGTACAGTATGCAAGTCAACTGGTGTTGATGTTGTTGGTCCAAAGAATGAACCGTTGGCACCTTTAACAGTGTCAACTAAGAAATATGAACCGTAGTCCACAAAACTTGTATTATTTTGTACAGTTTCTGTTGTTCTAGAACGGTCTGAATCCAAACGTACAGTAGATTGGTTCTCTACTCTGTAACCTTGCACGTATGCTTTACCTGGACCAACAGTAAGAATATATTTGTCGCCGTTGATGGTGTTGGCTGATGGTGTTAACTTGAAGTCTTGTACAATGTAGTCACCACTGGTTTCATAGGTTCTTTTTGCAAAGTAATCATCAATAGATGAGTACACAGAACCATCAACTTGTTTAGATACTGCACCATCTTCAATGCGAACCAACTCAATAAACTGGTCATCGTTACCAATATCTAATGGCAAAGCAGTTAATTGTAGTTCAATGTAGTAACGGTCTGCACCAGGAGCCTGATAGTTGGATGCACCAACTGCTGGGTCAAGCAATGTCTTGTCACCAATGGCATCAACCACGGTTTCGGTAATAAACAAACCAACACGATATGATGGTGTGCTACTATATTTGTTTAGAATGATTGTCTGTGGCAATACGGATACAAAATTGCCAACCGAATACTTTGTGTATGTGCCATCTGTATTCTGTACACTAGATTGAGAATAACCATTCACAACATAGAACACACCTTCAGCAATAGAAGCTGTGGAAGATTTACCTGTACATGTGGTACCGCCTGCAACACCAACTGTTGTTGCGTTCAAAGAAGAACCATCAACTGGATAAAGGTGCATCGCATCGGTGAATCTGTCACCAGAAAGGTAAGAAACAATCAATGTTGGTGGGTCACCAGCTGCAACGTCTGTACCAGTTGCTTCTGCTGTTGCAATAACCTTGGCAGTAATTGCACCTGTATCATCCGAAATAATCTTGTTTAGAAAATCTGCAGCTGCAATATTCTTATTGTTGTACTGTCTATTTAATTTGATGTAGTAACAATTGAAATTGGATGTAACCTTACCGCCAGAGACAGGAGTATTCTGTGTGAAGATGTGGTTTGCAAACTTGGAAATTTGATCCTGAATGATGGTCTGAGACTGTGTTAGTTCTCTCGCCTGCACCGCATAACCTGGTTTGAACAGTATGCGGTGGAAATTTTTCGATGGGTCAAAGTCATCGTAGTATGGTTCAACGTTAAAATTCAGAGCCATTTTTTTCCTTTAATAACCTATTACAATTTTGAACTGTTCAATGCCGTCTGCACTTCTAGTAATTGTGCTTCTATTTTCTATATATGTTAGATATCCAGAAGGTAAAACTATGTCAGGTTCTGTAACAGTTAGTAGTGTTCTTGTTGTTCTTGAAACTGCGGCATACAATGGTGCGTTCACCGAATAAGTGCCTGTTTTATTTATGACTCTCAGCACGTTGGATCCTGTGTCGTGTGACAAAGCAGTTGCGACAAATGTTGCTGTCTCTAATGAACCACCTTGAAATACAGTTTCGCCAGAGATGTATGTACCATAACCAGCAGCAATTAAAAGTTCTGTTGAGGCTTTGTATACGGTATTATTTGCAGGCAATGGACTCAGTGACTTGGAAACGGGGTTGATTACGATACCAACTTGGTGATAATCAATGTCTATTGGTACCAAACCACTTTCTGAACCATCAAACTCCACGTTGTACATAACATGTGAACATCCTAGTTCGGATACGTTATCGAATCCGTGGCCGCCAATTGGGGAGACGGGTGCGATTGCATGAGCACCAAAACCAATTGCGGATGAAATGATTACGTTTGCCCAATTGTAATCTTTACCGGCATCCGTCACAATAATGTCGGTGATTTCACCATTGGGTGCAACTGTTGCATATCCTGCCGCTGTTGTTCCTGGTACACCGTTTGCAGCAGTACCATCACCAACAATACGTACAGAGATGGCCGCATTGGATAAGTCATACAAATAACCATGTTCTACTACGTTGATAACGTCAATGTTACCTACACCTGACTTAGATACCAATGGATTCACCAAGTTTGGATCGACCGGCACTGGCATCCAAGAATCGTCCATGAATTTTACTTTGGAGAATGTATCAATGGTGTATAGATATTTCCATTTGTAACCATCTGAACCATTGAACACCAAATTGGAACCAAAACTGCCTGGTTCCAAGAACGGTTCGTAGTTAGAACGTTCTTCGTTATTGTTCCATACACATTTAAAAACCTGGTCGTATCGGTTCTTGACGTAGAATTTGTTTAATAAGAAACCATTATCATCTTTAGCTAACATATCTTCTGTGTCGTTATAGAAAGAGTAGACCGTATTTGCAGTCCAGTCAATACGTTCTGCAACAGGAGAAATATCTGCCGTTGTAATGTGCTTAGCTGCAATGGCATTCTTAAAGAACAATCTTTCTTCTAATGTGGATTGTGAAATCTCTGGAAGATTGTCGTTATCTGGCCAAGGATTAACCTTTGCGATAACAAAATAAGAGGTTGCTAAGTTCACACCATAGTTTGGTGGAATAACCGCAGACGGTGCATAGTAGTTCAACAACGAAGCGTTAACTTTTGCGTTGTGTGTTAATAATGTTTTCTTTGCCATAGTCTTCTATTTATTAAACGTTTACAACGGAAACGAAAGTGTTTGCTAAGTCACCATCAAGACTAAAATATTTTAGATGAGCACACGAAGTTGCTTGCAATACAAATGACACTGCGTTCTTTGTTGAGTTTGTTGCAAAACAACCATGTGTAATTGTTCTATTGAATGCTCCTGCATTTATTAACCACACCTCAACAACTTTACCTGGAACATAGTTGGATAATGTTATAGACATATCATTTATTAAGTTCGCTTTAACCATCGAATCATTTGCAAAATCTACTGCAAGGGTTGTTTGATTGCCCGCAAGAATTCTTGGTGTATAAATGAAACCTTTTTCTGGTTTGACCACACCAAGAAAGTCAGCAGAGTCACCATTCAAAGTGAGAATGTTTGTCAGTGTGTTTGAACCAATTGCACAGTTCCAGAATTTGATTTGTGAACCTGTGTTTGCATCTGTGTAATTTTCAGTAGCAACAAAGTCGATACGGCTTGTACCAAATGTTGCAAATTTTGTTGTGCCATATCCGTTGCCAGAAAATCTTGCAATTATATCACCTGATTGTAATCCTGATGGACTTGTTACTGTTCCTCTTGCTGTTCGACTTGCAAACAATCCATACGCATTGGTTCCGTATGAGTCATTGACAATGCGAGAAGGAATATCTGGTTTGCCAGAAATATGAATCATGTAACCATCATTTGATGGTATAGCCACTGTCGGTGTTGCAGAAATAGTTAATCCAGATTCTGTGGCCGCAAAGCTTGTATTGGCCAAGAAAACTATACCATTAACTCTCAGGTCATCATCAAGAGTTACTGGACTTGATATGCGAGTTTTGTCACCAGGATTTGTGGCCAAAATGTGTACACTGCCTGATACGGTCAAGTCACCACCAAAAATTGCACCTGATGTATTTGCAAGTGCATTGTTTGCTCTATTAAAAGCACCTTGGGCCAAGTTGTTTGCAGCAACTACGAAACCAAATGTACCTTGAATGTTTGTTGCGTTTGTATTTGACTGTGCAAAACCTGCATTAGCATATGCCATGGTTGCATTAGCAAATGCATAACCACTGACCGCATAATTGTTTGTGGCATTCGCCTGTGCATATGCAGATTCAGCATAAGAACCTACCGCATTGGCCTTGGCAAACGCAGAGTTGGAATAATTTCCACTCTTAATGGCTGTGCCATCGGGGAAAGTGATGTAACCACCAGCAATCAGTGCGATACCCTTCTTGGTAATGTAACCAATGATGTTGCCTGCCTCTGTACCACCAATCGTCAACACAATATTTGCACCAGCAGATGCAGTACCGATGACTAGGTTACCTGTGTTGCTTGTGTGAGATGGTCCATGTACATAAAGATAACCATCGTATGGACGCATAGAATTAAATGCAGCCTCATAGTAATCTTTACCATTGATACCCATGTCAATGTAACTATTTGCACCATTACTATCACTAGCTGATGCAACAAAGTCGGATGAACCACCTGAATTGAAGTTTTGTAAGTTAACTTGTAGGTATGGTGAACTGTTGCCTGCAAATTGACCAATCACATTGTCGTAAACAACTGGATTACCACCAACATTTAGTACGTTGTTGGCATACAGATACCTTGCAAGTGTGGTGCCAGTTATTTTACCTGTTATGGAATTGGCCAAGTCCACACCCACAAATACCGTAGCACTTGTGTTTGCACCAAGGTTTGGAATTTCATTCAGTTGTGATATTTTTATCGTTGACATTTATTACCCTTACAATACGATTATTAGGTCGTCTTCTGTTGTTATTGTTCTATCTTCCTGGTCAGTTACCAATACTGCAATGTGTTGATAGTCAATTTCGTTATACACATGCACATCTGTTGTATTAATATTTCTTCTTACAGAGATGGTTGAATTGGCATTTGCACTCAATGTACCATTGATTGTTATTGTGCCAGTACTATAATTTATACCGCTAACCGACTTCTCGGTGTTGTTTGCAACCAAAACATAGTCTCCAACATATACAATATCTTTTAGTGGGTATGCAGTGTTACTATACGCACCGTTGTTGAATATGTTGTAGGTGTTTGTTAGTGATGTTATATTTATGACGTTCGACCCAGCATTTGCGGTGACGTATGCTACGTTTGCAAAAGTTAGATATACATTGTCACGTAATGTTACTGTGTTGGCAGAGTTGTCGATTGCAATAATTGTGGAACGAATCTGTGGTGCGACTGCTGGACCAACTCGTAATATAGAAGTGTTCGCCACCATTATACTTGTCAAATTACCACCGGCCATATTGGTAATTGTAACCTTATTTGTACTCGGTTGTGTGAAACTTGTCACCACATTGGCGCCAGATGCATTATATCCTGTCAAGTATTGTAGTGGTTTACCTCCTAAGAAACCAGAGGTACTACGCATAACATAATCAGTATTAGAATTCAAACGATACTTACCAATTGCCTGCAAACCAATTGGGTGCAACAAGTTCAATAAGATTTCTCTGTACTTAGAGATTTCTTTTTCAACTGTTAAGATGTATGTGAAGTTGTTATAGTCTTGGCTTTGCAGCACACTATATGAACTAGGGTGTCCGTTTTTATCCAAGTATTGGCCTTCACCAACAATCAAACCATTTAAGAACTGTGCGGTTGCCTTGGCAGTTCCGTCACCAAAGTTTCTTAGACCAGGTGCAGTACTATAAACAGTTTCATAACCTGCTGGTGTTCCAGTCATGGTCATTTGAATTAAGGTGTTTGCCTTTGTGTATTTTAATTTCTTTTCTGGTACTGGATTTCCATCATAATTAAATACTCTCAAATTATATTGTGAAAGACTTTGGTCACCATTACGTACCAATAAACTAATAGAATCTACAACTGATTTGTATGTTGCTGTTGCAAAAGTATCACCTTGCCAAAGTATATCATCTCTTTTTGGTAACAATGAAACGTTTACGTTAGCAACAACAATGTCTTGCACACTCAACGAAACTTGTGGACGTGATTCATAATCTTCACCTGCGGTGTTAACAAGAATATTATTAATAGAACCCACACGGTCCACAATCACAGAGAACGTTGCACCCTCACCTAATATTCCAGGTACCTTAATTACTGCGTTCGCTGCAGCAGGATTTGTCGATGAGATTGTTACTTGTGGTACAGAGTCACCTTTGTAACCCATTCCACCTCTGGAATATAAATTATTGCGTTGTATATATTCAACGTTTAAAATTTGGCCAGATATGCCGACTTGGGTGATGTTTGCATACACACCACGACCTGTACCGCCGGTGAAAATGATTGTGTCATTGACTGTGTATCCTGTACCAGCATTTTCAATTACCATTGGTGCCAAAATACCTAGAGCTCTAATGTCTGAGTAACCAAATGTGTCTGTGACATACAATGAGTTGGCAGAAACTTGTGGAATTAAAGAAATACCACCGCCGCCATTTGTTACACTGATAGATGACAATGGATACAAAGAAAAGGACAAAAATGACAATGCATTTGCCAACGTGGTATTGGTATTTGATACTGCAATATTACTAAAATTATAATTTGCAGCACCGAGTTGTACGTTTACTTTTGGTCCAATTGTATCAGATGGAATAAATGATACGTTTGCTGTCTTGGATTGGTCTGGATCAATGTCTACGACCTCGGCAGTCGCACCTGCTGCATTGGTTATACCAATTCGTGTGAGTGTATTAGCTGAACCATAACCATAACCATAACCACCTTTAACAACATTGATACGTTGTACTTGTCCTTTGGTAGTAGTTTCAACCGAGGCAGTTGCGCCAATTGGGTTTGCAATGTTGGCATTAAGACCACCATAAACAATTACGGGGTCACCAGGTTGGTACAATAGACCTCTGTTGCCAGCGTCAACATCAATCTTACTAATCGCACCTACAATCTTTGCTCGTAATGGTTGTCCTTGAACCAAAACGGTTTGATTTAAGTTGTCTACGATAGTTACGTATTCACCAGAATTAAACAGACGTTCGATATTAGAAATGAACACCTCAATTTTATCACCCGTTAATATTGAGTTTTCAATTGTGGCAATAGATTTAGTTGTTTCACCTAAAATTCTATAATTTTTAATGCTCAACCATCTAGTGTCATTTGTGGATAGTTTTAAACTTCTTGGTACAAACCAATTACCACCAGAGGCCTTGAATACAGCCTCTTTGGTGTAAAATATATCTACGTTTGAGTTGTATAGAATACGGAACAAAAACTTATAAGATGCGGGTGTGCCTTTACTATTGTAAATCTGGCGTGCAACTTTGATAGCCTCATTTCTACTGATGAGAGAACCCTCAGGGAAATAAGGCATGAAATCGTCCGTAAAGTAACGTAAGAATTCATCCGTTGTTTGGTCAATATCTTTGTAACTTAAAAGGTTCTTTGCTCTGTCTGTTACATTGCCTTCTTGTTCTAACCATTCGTAATATGCTTCTAAGAACAGAACAAAGTTGGCATAGTCTGGATTATCCCTAACAAAACCAGGGAGCTGAGACTTAATTAAAACTGAGGTCTTGTGGTCTATCATTTTTATATTGTTGTTACGTTAACTGTAACAGAACCGATATCGTATGGGTCGATAGTGATAATCTTATTGAAAGATGATGTTAATAATTTTGTTGCTGGGTTAACTGTAATGGACAATTGACCTAATGGATCATTAACATCCAATGGTGAGAAAGTATTGAGTGTCAATATACCTTCTTGGTAGTCAATTGTACCTGCATTTTCATTCAATACAACCTTAACAAAGTTGTTTGCATCGTTGTAATATGTTCTCAACGAACCATAACGACCTTCTAGTGTTGCCACAGCAGATGCTGATTGACCACCTTTGTCGTTAACATCGTTAGTAATTTTTACAATCGCACTTGTGTAACCAGTACCTTTTTTAGATACAATAATAGTTTTGATTGTGTTGTTAACGTCAAGTACAGCATATGCTTCTGCACCAGAACCATCACCTTCAATGGTAATTTTTGGTGCATACAAGTAATTGTAACCTGCGTTCAACAATTGAATAGATTCAATACCACCAGTTGATGTTGGTATTTCTTCTAAGAATACACCATCAATTTCTAATGATGCATTAGATGGATTTCTAAACTTCATGGTTGGTGTACTAGAAATACCTGTGAGGAACAAACCTCTTTCAAGTGGCACACCAAAGTTCATTGTGTATGTTTTAGGCACAGTCAAGTTCAAAATGATTTTCTTTTGAATTCTTAACGACACATCATTGGCCACAATAGACCTGTTGGAGTTTTGAATTGCATTAATTAACTCTGAATACTGGAACGTGGAGTTAAAAGTATTCAATGTTTTATCTGCAAATGCATACACCGCATCACTAATAATTTGTTTAATTTCTGCTGCTGTCGATGTGGTTTTCTTTGGATCGTATACAGCACTAACATTCAATTTTAAGTAAGTGTAATCTGGATCAACAATATTTGGTGTCACAGTCAACACGGAGATTGGTTTAATAACTTCATTAATCAATCTTAATTTTTGTGTGTCTGTCAATAAGTAAGAACCTCTTGGCTTCAATGCAACAAATACTTGACCATAAGATGGTGTTGCATTGTCTTGACCACCCCATACACTCACTGCTTCGATAGGAATATCTAAACTGTTTTGTTGAATTGCAGTAATGTAGTCGTCTTTTGTTACTGCACGGCGCTGTGCTGAGTATGCCTTAGGTGCTTGATATTTAATCGAATCAATAGATTCTTTATCTGAACCTTTGGTTGTTGATGAGATACTTGTAATGGTTGTGGAAGAATACCCACCAACTGGTTCTTGCAAAGTGAAATTGTTTGCACCAAATGAGCCAGAACCTTTTGTAATCAAGTAGTTAACAGAAACAATGTTGCCGTCAACCAATGCTTTACCAAGAGTGCCATCACCAAAATATACCTCATAGTTACCATTCAATCCTTCTTGTAAGAAGTATACCTTAGATGTGTTTGTCAAATAAAGATTGTCTGATGCTAGACTATAAATTTCTGCATAGTTGTTTGAAGATGATTGTCTTACTGATATAGTGAGTGTTGTTGTATCAATATTAGAATCAGGCAATTCAAATAGAGTTTTTGGATTTGCCGTGGTGTCTACTGTATATGCATACGTTACAGGTTCACCTTGTTTCAACACTACTTCATTGAAGGTTGCAGTGTGTGCAATCAAATCAGTTTCAATGGTTGCGGAAGAAGTGGTGACAAAAGTATAGTTAACTCCGTCAATGGCTTCTGAAATAAACCTTGTGTTCTTTGGTAGTGTTAGTGTTGTATCATATACATTGTTGAACACCACATTGACTCTGGCTGATGGTGCCAGTGCAGATTTTGGTACGTAGTTCAACAACTTTGCATGTGAAACTACTGAACTTCTTTTCAGTGCGGTGTCCATGAACATTTCATTTGCGACCATGTTCAAGTAATATGCATTGAATTGTGTGTTGACTGCTAAAACATCCAACAATACAGAAAGTGCTGAACCTTCATAGTTGTAATCTTTTAGTGTGTCCTGAGATTTCAGAAATGTTTTTAAACTGCCTTTGATGGAGTCAAAATCTAAGTCTGTTAATTGGATTGAGGAATTTGCACCCGCCATTTTATCTTGTTCTCTCTAAAAGAATTGTTGCTGTTGTAGCCATCGTAGCATTCTCAATAAAGAATGTGACTGTCACATAATATGCATTTTTAGTTTCGTCTGCACTAACCTTCACACTTTGTAGTCTGGCTCTTGGTTCATAATTGTTTATGATATTATATACTTGTGTTTCCACATAAGATGCCATGGAAGGTGAAACGTTTTCAAACAAAACGGCTTCTAATTGATTACCCAAATCTGGATTAAAAGGTCTATCGTAGTGTGTTGTTTGTAACAAGTTTCTAATGGAACGAATTACTGCCTGAGTATCATAACTCAGTGACACATCTCCAACCACCGGTTTCTTGGTGAAAGTGAAGTCTATATCAGAGTATATTTTTTGTAGTGTGGCCATCTTTTATTTATACGCTAGGAGTGGATTCGCTTTTTGGACTTTTGGAGCTGTCGGAGAAAATTCTTGAGCCGGAACACAAAATTTCGAATTTTAGGAATTGAGTCTGGACAACAATTTGTCAGAGCCGATGAAATTTGTCAGTAAATACGTTTCAGACGAACCCATGCGATTAAACTGTTTAACTGTGTGGTAGTCATTTAACACAGACTGTGAATTGTAATAAAAGTTCTCATCCGAAACTCTGCGGCCGTCCATTATACCAATAATTGCATATAAATTGTTGGTAAATGTCACAATTTGAGAATTTGACAGGTTTGTTGACCATGTGGTGGTCACAATACCACCACCGTCAGTTACACTATTTGAACTAATACTTGCCGCTATTGTTGCTGGATACACAATAATAGTGTTATACAAGGCATTTAGTTGGTTCGCAGTCGTTAAACTTGTGAAATTACCCATTATAGTTGAATTATTTGTAATTCCATCAGATTGACTGGTCAAATACAACAACATTTGACCGTTATTGAGAGCGGAAGCCAAATGTGGTAACGTGGAAGTAGTTGCCAATGGCTTCACTACACCAGATATTCTATCGGTGTGTAGTTGAAAGTTTTTGGCTGTTGACGATGCAATAGTGTTTGCTGCAACGTACAAATAATTCAGGTTTGCGACACTTGTTATACCACTAATAGCAATAATGCTGTTGGCCGTAGACCAAATACCTCTATTTACTGTATCTACTGGATTCTTGTAATAACCAGAAGTATTGGCATCAGCGATATCCTTCAATTGCCAATCATTATCCACCAATTTTGGCAGTGTTTTTACAAAATTGTTTGCTGATGCAGATAAATCAGTTACATTATTACTTTGGTAAGTCGAATCATAACCTAATCTGCCATAAATCGTATTCATTAATTCATTCCTTAAATCATTGGACCAATTGCTGGTGACGTTGGACCATACGGTGCAATATGTATGTGTGTATCATATATTGCTGTGTTTATCACGTCCGTCATCAGAATTGATTCCATAACACCAAAACTACCGAGTGGAGCATTCATGGATGCACCTGCATTGATTGAAATGCCAGCAATAATGTTGGTCGAACAGATAATTTGTTGTGGTACTGCTGCAGGTATACCAACAGCCACACCGCCAAGCATTGTAACAAAACCTAATGGTCCTGCTCTCATGCCAGTACCTGCATCAACACGTGTTTCAGAAAATATTTTTGATGCTTGAATTTCACCGTCCACGGTCAAATCTGAATTCATGTGTACGTGACTACCGCATGAAATCATTAACGCACCGCCGCCAAAAGCACCAGCAGTAAGGTGCATATCTTGCACAGTGCTCATGTTAGTAATGCCTTCCACCACTTGGGTGAAATTACCTTTGATGTATTGTTCGTAGTTTCCGTCAATTTGTTCAATTTTGTCACCAATCACATGCATAACACAGTCACCTTCTACGGTGATGTTCATTTTGCCTTTGACAAGAATGTTTCTGTCTTTGATTGTGATTTCATAACCATCACCATACACCTTATGTACCTCATCACCATTAGGATGCATTTCAATGAATGTTCCTGAACGGTGCGACAATCGTACACGTTCACGGTCACGTGTGTCATCCATTTCAAATACGTGACCAGATTCGGTCTGCAACACGTGGTTGAATGGATATTTTGGTTGAAAATCGGTATTTGCAGCCGATTCAGGTTCTGTCCAACCTGTATAAAAACTTGGTTTATCTGCCATCGTATAGTTCCATCAAGGAGATTGTAAAGCCAATCGAACGTATTGATTGTCTACTGTCGTTTGTTGTATTGCCAGATTGGCATTATATCTTTCAGTTTCGAAAAATATAGTTAAGGTGTCTGTTTGAGTCTGAGTTGGTGTTGTAGAATTCAAAATATCTTGCAATTCTGCTGGTAACGTGGTAGTTTCCTGTTCACCAATTTTATCATTAATTAATCCTTCAGCAACAGTTTTCAAATCCCCAACCGCTTGCTGAATTTCAGATGCAATTTGACCTGGAATTGCTTTAACTTGGTCTGCCAAGTTTGTGATGGAATTTTGGAAATCCAAAAGACATTGTTTTATCAATGCTTTGATTCTGTCTGGTAGACTGTTCAAATAATCAATTAATTGTTTAATTTCTTGTACCAAATAGATATAAAATGCAATGTCTTCAATGTATTGGGCAATCTTCTTTATGTAATAGTTGATTGTGTTGATAATTTTTTTGGCTTGTGAGAAAGCATACGACCATTCACCACTAGGATCAAATCCAATGGCTTTCAGTATAGCTTTCAATGCGAGTCTTAGCTTATCATTAATTTGTTGTAGGAAACTGCGTATCAATGCTGCCGCCTTCAATTTGCCATTGCGGATGGCCTTTGAGAATTCTGCGGCAGGATTCAATAAACCACCAAATAAGAAACTAAAATTAATTTGGAATTTAAAATCGCAAACGTGTTCTAAGTTGGCATTTGCACGTGCAATTGCACTGGCCTTCAATTCACCATATGCAGTCGGCGCAGTAGTTGGTTTGCCCAATTCACCACCCAACATGTCAGGTGACTTAGGATAATCTGCTATAGGTATTGTACTGCCAGATTTATCGGGTAATGTCGTATTAATACCAGGCAACAATCCAGCCATAATTGGCACTTGACTGCTTTGTTGGTCCATAAAGAATCCCCAAACAAAATCACCTTCTTTTGGTGTATTGAACATTCGGGAACCATTAATTGATTCTGTCGCTGCCGTCCATGGCAAGCTTGCGGTTGGTAACTTGACTTTATCCTCGTCATGTAGACCAACAATTCTAACTTTACAACGACCTAGTCTTAATGGGTCATTTCTATCTTCAATGACGCCCATCCACCAATTGAAATATTTTGCAAAAAAACCTTGACTCATGCTGTTATAACTCCATCTATTACACCATCATTGTAATTTGGTGCTGAATATGCTTCTGCCACACTCTCTTTTGCTACTTCCAATACAGTTAAAAATACTGATGGTGCTTTGACTAAATGGTGTACGGCTGTCACCAAATATTTACCTGAATTATACTTATCACTCTCTTGGCCAATACCTTGAAGTGATGGTACTAAAAATTCTATTGTCATACCTGCTTGAATCTCTGTATCTCCAGGTATTAACAATTTTAATAGTGTGTAATTTGCTAATGCAATCTGAGCAATTCTATTTGGCACATAAGTTTCTGCTGCAATATCATGTGCATCTGAACCTGGATTTTGTTTAATCCAATCTACTTCTTGGTGACTAGAATTGGAGAAAGTGATACTCACCACACTCTCAGGAGAACTCATCTCAGTATTGCCGAATCTATCTTTTAAACCAGTGAATGGTAAATTACCATTTAAAGTTTTAGAATCTTTTGAGTAAGTATCTAGGTTGAATGTATTAGACTTAATTGTTCGTGTCAATGGGTCTATTGATATTACTTTGTTGGCAAAGGTGCCAGTACTTATATCATGCAATACATCAAAAGGTTTTATGAATTCATAATTCAAAACGGTTGTGTGTTGGTCTTCAAATTTTGTATCAGAAATGTTTTTTGCTTGGTATTTGTAAGTTGCATAAACATCTTGTGCATACATTGATTGAAGTGATTTAAAATTATAACCTTTTTGAGTTTCATAAAAAATCATATCAGCACCTTTTGCACCTGTTGCTGCTGGCCGAGCATATATCGACAACCAGTTAATTGCTTCAAAAGGCTTCAAACGAGGAATGACAAAATCATACATTCCAGTTGTACTTTCAATTTTGTTTATTTTGTCAGTATCAACCTTCAATTCACTCAAAATGTCTTTGACCATAAAGTCAATTTTTTTACCACTATATGATTTCTTTATTTTTGTTTGTTCAGATAATACCATTTCTTGCGAACAGAAATGTAATTTGTAGGCAAAGGAGTTTCCACTTGACATTGGACCTAAATTGCCAACTTTAAAAAGTCTAAACGTTCTATTTAATCCTACCGGTGCACCTTCATATTTTCTCAAATCTATTTGTATAAATTCGTTACCACGAACTTTTAATAGTTCTATGTAACCATATGAGTCCACAATATCTATACTGCCAGATACAGAATAACTATAAATGTCTTCAAAAAAAGAAAAACTCGTCACCAACAATTTAATGTCAATTTCACCCGAACCTGTTATAAGATTTGCGGCTTGTAAACTATATGATTGTGGATGATAAGCGCCTTGAAATAAATCGGCCATATTATTTACTCATTAAATTTTTAAATTCTTTTTCAATTTGATACACAAAATCAACATTCAAAATTTTGATAATTCTTTTAGAATCATTCAATTCACTTTCGTAATCATAATTTGACACCATTCTTTTTGTTATGATTGATTTAACATCACCAGTTGGTAATGAATATGTTCGTTCACTTTCGAGTGTTGTATTGAATGTTGATTGGTCTGTTACGATTACATCTTTGGTTAATGTTCCACTACCAAAATCGTATGTTGAAATTATCTTTTCATAGTGATGTGGCAAATTTCTTTGTTGATTGGTATATTTTGATTGAATGAATCTTTCGAATGTTGCACCGTTCATTGGCCAATCCCATTGAGGATCAACAATTTCATTCGCCAATAATACTATCCAAAAACGATATGGATCATTGTAATATTTGTGTGCAATGATTTCCGGTGTATCATCTTCTTTCACATCATATGTATAATACAACATAGGATTTTGCAAAATTTTAGATTTAATTGTTGCACGAGTTGTTAAATCCGTCAACATTGATGAATAACCATACTCATCAGTTCTTATTATTTTTGGTAGATTGGAAAAATATTTCATTTAATATCCGTGTGTTCCTCGAGCCTGACCTGCAATAGTTCCCGATTCTGGTGAACTGGTTGGATCAATGTCGGTTGAATCTATGATTTCTATTTCTTTGAAACCTATTGTTAAAACAGTTTGTACAGGCATACCATCATTATGTGTTGCGTATCCGTTTGGTGCATAATTCACATCAATACTTTCAATTACAGACCTTTTCAATCTACTGATATTTTCATTAACTGCACCATCAAATCTGAATGATATATCAAAAACACCAGGTGGCACCATTAAGAAACCAGCAGTACCGTTTACAATTGTTGGAGAAGCATATCGCTTAAATGTTTGTATAATTTTACCTACTTCATCTGCTTCTTTTTGTGAGTGTGGAGTAAAAACAAAAGACATTTGATATGTTCTAAAATCAACGCCACGGAACAATAATTGTTGTTGTGGGTTAATTGCATAACCTGCTGACTGCATACCCAATCTAGCCAAATCTTTAACACCAGGAATAGAAGCTATCGCACCTTTTAGACGACCGATACCAGGTAATTTATCCAATGCACCACTAATTGCATCTAAGGCTAATTCTGTTGCACTTAAATCATTGTATGAAAAGTTATAGGTAAAATTTAAAGTTTCTGGTATGTAAAGTTCAATTTGAGTTGTTGTGTTGACTGGTGGAGCCATGAATTGCAATTTTCGTATATTACCCGAATCTGATTTTTGCATATTTGCAATTTGCGCTTCACCAAAATCAACAACAGAACCAGCAATACTACTAGCCTTTTCAGCCAAGGTGCTTCCACCAATTTCAAATTTGGCAGGTTGAATTCGGTATATGTTGAAATGTACGACATGACCTCTTTTACCACCAGCAGTACCTAAATCCAAAGGATATTTTAGTGTTTGTCCTTCATATTTGTTTTTGTCTAACGCACTTAATGAATTACTAACAGTATTAACCTGTTTTTGTGCAGCATTAACCGCAGTATTGAAAGCTGAATTGATTACTCGACCATATTGGTCGACAGTTCTACCAGCTTCATCCTTCATTTCTACGATTGTTGCAGCCATTTATAATCTCTCTAAAAAGTGTTATACATAGTATTTATATGGCATATTCAGGATTATTTCGACCAACAAACCCCAAAAAATACGTAGGGGACTATAAAAACATTGTATATCGCTCTTCGTGGGAAGCAAGAGTGATGAATTGGCTCGACAAAAATCCAAGTGTGGTATCGTGGGCGTCAGAAGAATTGACGGTACCGTATATATCACCTGTTGACCAGAGATGGCACAGATACTTTCCAGATTTCTTAGTCAAAGTTCAGTCCAGAGATGGTTCAGTGAAGACTATGATGATTGAAGTCAAACCAAAATATCAAACCAAAGCGCCAGAACAAAAGAAACGAGTCACCAAAAGATATATTAATGAGGTGACAACATGGGGTGTCAATCAGGCCAAATGGAAAGCAGCAGAAGAATATTGCTTAGACCGTGGTTGGGAGTTTAAAATTGTCACAGAAGACCATCTAGGACTCTAACTAAATAAGAGATGACCAATCCATCCGTACTAACAACACTAACAGACGAAAAGATTGCGGCTCAACATAAGACGATGAGCCGTGATTCAATACGTTGGTTAATGAAACGTATTGTAGAGTTGAGAAATCCTCTTGCAATGGTGAAACCTTTAACCAGAGAAAAAGAACGTTTCACACGACCAAACGATAGACAAAAGTTTATGATTGGTGCGATGTACTTCTTTGTGTATGACCCAAAGGGTAAAGATTCGTTACCATATTATGACAGATTCCCGTTGGTGATACCACTTAAACGTGAAGGTGATGGGTTCATGGGACTCAATATTCATTACTTACCACTCAAAATGAGGGTATTGTTTATGAGAAAGTTGTTGCCACTTGCAATCTACAATGATGAAGATGAAATCAAACGTTTGCGTGTCACCTATCCAATCCTGGACGCCACCATGCGTTACAAAGAGTTCAGACCTTGTGTACGTAAGTACCTTTATTCACATATGAGGTCTAGGATTCTAAAAGTGGAACCTATTGAGTGGGACGTTGCTATGCACTTACCAATCCAACAATTTAAGAAAGCCAAACCACAAGAGATTTGGCAAGAAACTGTGCAAGAAATAAGGAATTCTTAATGCCAACTTTTACAATTAATGATTTTGCAAAAAGTTTTAGAGGCGACATTGCTAGACCTAACCGGTTTGACGTTAAGATTTTTCGTCCAGCCGGACTAAATGCATTTATTGCCAGCGAACAGTTAACTTATCGTTGCGAAAGCACAAATTTACCAGGTAGAACGTTTGCAACAATGGACCAACAAACATATGGTCCTACCGAAAAGTTTCCATATCAATCAACATATCAAGATATTGATTTGACCTTCATTGTTGATGATGATATGATTCAAAAACGTTTCTTTGACCAATGGATGGAGTTTATCAATCCAACCAAAACATACAATTTCAATTACAAAAGTGAATATGCATCACAGATAATTATAACACAGTATGATGTGAAGAATTTTTCCACATATGAAGTTACTTTATTTGAAGCATATCCAATTGCAATAAATCAGTTAGACCTTGATTGGTCTTCTGATGGTTATCATAAATTGACAGTTACATTTGCTTACACCTACTGGGAAGGTGTTTAATATATTAAGGAGTTATTATGGCTTTACCAAAACTTGATGTGCCGACATATGATGTGGAATTACCACTATCAAAAAAGAAAATTAAATATCGTCCGTTCTTAGTTAAAGAACAGAGAAACCTTTTGATGGCTATGGAGTCTAATGATTCCGATTCTATTCAGAATGCTATCAAACAGATTCTACACAACTGTACTTTGACGGAAGGTATTGAGATTGATAACCTTCCAATCATTGATGTGGAGTATTACTTCATTCAATTGAGAGCCAAATCTGTTGGTGAAATGGTTGAATCTAAGTATCGTTGTACCAATATTATTGAAGATGATAAGGTGTGTAACAATACAATGGAAGCAAGTTGGAATTTGAATAATATCAAACCAACAGTTCCAGAGGGTTTGAATCCTGAAATTCAAATCACGGACAAGATTACAATTAAATTAAAATATCCCGAATTTGGTTTTGTAAAAGATTCAATGGAGATGGATGACCTAGCAGAAGCAACATTGAGTCTTGTTGCTAAATCTATTGAGTATATCTATGATGGTGACCAGTTTTATTATGCACATGAAACTGACCCACAAGAGATGCAGGAGTTTGTTGACAATTTGAACCAAGACCAATTCAACAAGATTGAAGAATTCTTTTCGAATTTACCTAAACTTAAAGAGAAACTTGAAATAACCTGTTCTAAGTGTGGATTCCATCACGAGTTGGAGGTGGAGGGCCTCGAAAATTTTTTCGGCTGATACTTCGTTATGATAACCTGAAAAACTATTATAGGACAAATTTCTCGCTTATGCAGTTTCATAAGTATAGTTTGTCTGAACTTGAAAACATGATGCCTTGGGAACGTGATATCTATATTGCTATGTTGGTGCAATATTTGGAACAAGAAGAACAAAAACTTAAAGAGCGTCAAAGAAGATAATGGCAGAAAAATTAAAGGTTTCGGAAAAGGTTAAAGATACCGTTTCCAGATTGGCAAATAAATTTAAGATATCTTTTTCCTCATCACCTGAGGAAGAAAAATTAAATACGCCTACTGAAACTCTTGGTGCAATTTATAAGTTGTTAGTTGAGAATCGTCAAACAGCCAAAGACATTCACAACATGGAGAAGAAAGAACATAAGTCTATTTTAAATCAAAGTAGATTGAGACAAAGGGAACTAATTAAGGCTCTTTCTTTTAAGCCGAAAAAACAACCAGTTGTTCAGACTCAACCAACAACTCCAAGTACAACACCAACACCAAAGCCAAACACTGGTGTTGGTAATAAACCATCTGGTGCCAATCAACAATCGCCAGCTGGAAAACCTGCTAATCAACAGCAAGCACCTGCTAAAGAAGTAAAGAAGGAAGCACCTGCTAAAGAAGTAAAGAAGGAAGCACCTGCTAAAGAAGCACCTCCAAAAGAAGCACCTAAGAGAGAATCACCTCCAAAAGAGGAACCTAAGAAGGAAGCTCCTAAGAGAGAAGAACCTAAAAAAGAAGCACCTCCAAAAGAAGCACCTAAGAAGGAAGAACCCCCAAAAGAGGCACCTAAAAGAGAAGCACCTAAGAAGGAAGAACCTAAGAAGGAAGAACCTAAGAAGGAAGAACCTAAGAAGGAAGCTCCAAAAGCTGAAAAGCTTAAAAAAAAGAAGCCTGACAAAAAAGTTGAAAAAGAAACACCTGCACCTCCAGCTGCAACCGGTGCATCTACTGCGGCCAAAGTAGTTGTTGGTGCTGGCGCTGTTGTGGCCGGATCAAATGCATTGGCTGGATCAAACACAGCCGAAAGTATTGCAAAATATGAAAGTAAATCTTCTTCTCCACGAAAAGGTGCAAGAAAATGGAAAAATGATTCTGAGTATAATGCATATAATAAAGGTACAATAGGGAATAAAACGGTTGGTGCAGATTTCGTGAACGGTGAATCTGTAATTGATTTTTCTCAAATAACTATTGCAGAATATTTGAGAAGAAGTGCATTGAAAGATGAAAATAAATTATTTGCTGTGGGTCGTTACCAAATTATTCCAGATACAATGAAGGGTTTATTAACACATCATCCAGAAATTGATATCAATACAACAACATTGAGTCCTGCAACACAAGATTTGTTATTTGGAACACTAATAAGCAAAAGTAATAAATTGGTGCAGGATTACATAGATGGTAAAAATGTTTCAAGAGATGATGCTGTAATGCAATTAGCTAGAACTTTTGCATCCATTGGTGTTCCATATAGAGTATGGAGAAATGAAAATTCCAGAACAGATAAAAACGGAAACAAAAAGATAATATGGGATGCTAGATGGATTGAAAAAGGTGAATCGTATTATAGTGGTACGGGTGGTAACAAAGCCCATAATTCACCAGAAGAAATGGGTGCAGCATTAGATAGAGACCGTGAAAACACCCTAAAAAATAAAAAAGCACAACCAGCTGGCGGTAATCAAAATGGTCAAAATTTACAGTCTCAATCTGTATCAACTAATGATGCAAAACAGAAAGAAATGCACGACAGATGGGTTGCTTGGAAAAATCAAAATGATAGAACTGTGAATGTTACCAATCAAAAATCAAATGGTGCAACACCAGTTCAGAATACAGAACATGATGACAGACCTGCCATATTAAAGAAAGCTGGAAATGCCAAATAAAAACGAAATGAATTACTTTCAAGCTAGAAGGATCCGTAACACCGGATTTTCGAAACTTTTGGCCGACCAGCTTATTCTAAACAGAAAACAAGGCATATTCAAAAACATTGGTAAAGCCATGTCTTTGTCTGCACAGGCAAAAGTAAAAGGTTACAAAGAGAAATTTGATCCATTAAATATTGCCAAGTTTATGACTGGCGGTTCGAGTCTTGGACCGGCACTATTGGGTAGAATGTTGGGTCGTTCATCCAAAGACATTGAATACTTTTCTGGTCGTGCTAGACCTATTAGTACCGCCACACGCATTGGTAAAACTCCTGGTGAAGGAGAAGGTGGTGATTTAGAAGGTATCAATTCAATGTTGCGTAAGATTTATTCCTACATGAAAGATACTCAAAAGGAAGAAACAAAGCGTAGAGAATTGGAAAATAATTTCAAAGAAGAACTTAGTGCAGAAGAAGAAAGACGACACAAAGAATTCTTGGCAGCAATTAATAGATTGATGAAAAATAACCAACAGGTACAAACTGCTGTACCTGTTCAACAGCAACCTAGTATGATGGATTATGTTCTTGAAGCATTTGCTCTAGGCCGTGCAGCGTTACCTATATTGGGCCAAATTGGTAAATTCTTTCTAAGAAATCCTATTGGTATAGGCCTTCTTGCTGGTTACACATTACTTGAATTGTTAAACAATCAAACACCCGAACAAGCTGCGGAAACATCAAAAATGATTGGTAATGCTGCTAATCCAGATGCAGCTATGGCTGAAGCAATATTGGGAAATACGGATGTTATTGGAGGTAGAAGAAGTAAAATATTAAGTGAAAGAACCGGTGATGATTGGACTCTCAATCCATTTAAAGATGGAGAATTACAAAAAAAATATTTGAAAAAAATTGGTTGGGATGATAACACTGGTACCACAGCAGCTGAAAGAGCTCAAGGTTTTACTGGCCTCGATGATGAAGGTAATTTAGTAAAACCAAAGCCAAAAACAATTCCAACTCCTGTTCTAATTCCAAAAACGGCACCCAATACAGAAAAAACTGGAAGTGCTGATGGTGCTGTACCTGCATCGCAGCCTGTTGCTTCTGCACCTAGAAATGAAAGTATGCCACAGGAACCGGTTAGTGCAAAAGTTGCAACAGCTTCACGTTCTGTGAATAATCTAATGGAAAGTCAACAACTTGCTTCATTAGAATCATCCATTAATTCATCATCAACTACTGTACAGAAACCAGATACAGTAGAAAGAACCGCAATACCAAACGTGCGTAATCCAGACGCAACATATCAACGTTTGATTATGGATTCTACTAGACTTGTTTAACCAATAAAAAACCCCGCACTAGGCGGGGTCTAAACAATGTTCTGAGAAAGGAGCGATTGTTTATTCGTCAGCTAACTTCGCAAAGTAAGCCATGTCATCATCATCTTCACTTGCAACAGCAAACGGTGCATCTTCTGCAACCGGTTTTGCCTTAGGTGCAGCCTTAGCTTGTTCGACTGTGGTACGTGCTCGTGGAGCATCACCTTCATCATTCAAACCAAGAACTTTATCCAAACGAGTTTTCAAAGTGTCATAAGACTTGAATTCTTTGTCATCAGTCAACTCTGTCAAAGAGAATTCTGATTTCCAAATCTTTTCAAGTTCTTCATCATCTTCTTTCAATGGTGCTGATGCCATAAACTCTGACTTATCATAGTTTTGGTAACCTGCTACCTTTGTAATCTTCAACTTGAAGTTAGCACCCTTCCACAAATCGAATGGGTTGATTGCAACCTCATCTTCAAAGGATGGGTTCATTGCACCAGTAATCTTCTCAAAAATCTTGGCACCAAACTTGAACAACTTAACTTGTCCTTCGTTCTCTGGATGTTTTGGATCCGATACGATGTACACGTTAGCGATGTAGTTTAGTTTACGTTTTTGTTTACGTACAATGTCTTTGTTGGCTTCGATGCCAGAGTTCCACAATTTGTTGTTGTGTTCACACACAGGACATTGCTGATTCTTGGTAGTCAAACAGTTGTCGATAAGCCAACCGCCTGGTCCTTGAAAGCCGTGAGAAAAGATTTTAACCCATGGGAGTCCATCTTCACCATCTTTCGGTGATGCAGGTAGGAATCGAATGGTTGCCATGCCGTTACCAGCTTTATCCACTTCTGGACGCCAGTAATTATCTTTGTCGGATTTGCCTTCTGTTGAGCTGTTGAGTTGCTCGATGGCTTTAGTGAGTTTATCCAGATTGCTGGATTTTTTCAGTTTTGAAAAGTCTGTCATTGTATTTCCTTATTAAACGGAGTATTGAACGGATTATCCACTTTATTCATTATATGGTCCTATTTAGGCACATTCAAAGATACATATTCAATTGTGCCAGAGTGGAAGGCACATCCTTATGCCAAATTGCCACTCCACCTGCTTTACGCCAATCTTCAATAACACTCAATGTGTCATCAATGATTATGGTGTCTGGTTTTGCCCATTTGTACTTGTGGTGTTTACCAGGTACTAAGTTGGGAGTAAATGTGATGCCATGTGTCTGCAACCAAATCAATTTTTGTTTGGAAACATCCTCATGGTAATTTTCTCTTGCTGTAGAGGAAAGAATTTCTGTTGGTATTGGTGCCTTGCGTAGATATTCAATCAGTACCATGGCATCAGGCATCAAGTCTAATGTACTGAATAGGCCACGTGCAATGAAGTCACCAAAATTAGCCTCAAAATGTTTTCTACGTTCACTCTCTGAAATGTCACCGTAGATTTCTCTGTAACGTCCATTAAAGTCGGCAATAACGCCGTCCATGTCCAAATAAATGCAAGAGGGCATGTTATGCATGTTCTTCCAATCCTTCTTTCAAAATGGCCTTAAACTTGGCCTTATCATATACCACGAATGGTGTGTATTTCAAACATCTTCTTTCCCATGATGGCCATATGATTGTATCACTAATCTTATTGTGCCACATCGGAAAGAAATTCATAATATCATTTAGAATCACCAACGTTTCGATAGTGATAGTACCTTGCATTACCTCTTGTAGTAATACTGGATATTGTCCATCTCTCACCACCAATAAATCATTTGGTGTTGGTACCGCAGTGAATAGACCAATTATATCTTGTTCGAACTGGTAAGTCAAGCGTTGATTTCTTGTTTGCCATTTCTTATAGTTTTCTTCACCTTCAATACCAGTCATATCACCAACCCATCCAACGTCCATCACTAGGAAGTTAGCAATATAGAACGAACGTAATTCATCTATATTGTACTTTCTAGAAAGTTTATAGAACGAATACTTGTCTTTGCGGTTGGCAAAGTTGGTCTTGGTAACGTTTGTCTTGCCGTTGTATTTGATGTAGTCGTAACTATCGGATGTGAAGTGTAGTTTCAATGCATTGAACAAAGCAAATGCACTGAATCCAGTTGTTTCTTCCATAATCAAACAGGCAGTTTAGAGCTCTTCTTTAATAGGTTTAAGTCTTGTGATTCTTCTCTAATCTTGGCCTTCAATGCAGCCGAAATTAAAGAAGATGCCAAATCAATTTCCAGACCAGTCTGTTCACAATAACTTACGATTGCATCCACTCTGGTTGTTTTGTTTGTTCTGGCACTTTCTTCAATCATCAAACTAAATTCACTAATCTCATTTTTTGTAGGCATTATGCTCTCGTGTAAAATAAATGGTTACCAATCTTTACAACATACTTTAATTTCCACGCCGGATTTACCGAGGTGTTGTGATAGTACATTGCCTGTGTTTTATAGATTGTATCATGTAATTTACGTTCTGTCAAGGCTTTTCTTGCAACAATTAGGCATTCTTCCCATGCATACTTGTTTCTGATTTCACTAACTCTTTCACCAACCCAACTGAATTGGTATGTGCTGCCTGTTTTTTGGTATACTACCTCACAGACAGTTGATGGGAATTTGGAACTATTTGCACGGTTCATTGTTACCTGTGCTACTGCTAGTTTACCTTCAAAAGATTCACTTGCAGCTTCATAGTAGAGGTTTTTGGCCATGCAAAGGACTTGCTTGGCGATATCAGCTGACACATTCTGTTCAAGTGAAATAGTTTGTTCGTGTGCTGATAAAGGTACACTTGTAATTAAAGCGATTGACAACAAAGTTTGTAAAAACTTCATTTTTTCTCCTTGTGTGTGTAAAAGGGACCTAAGTCCCTAATCCTCAGGAAGTTCGTTTGCTTAGAACTTTTGCAGCCGGTTCAGACGGCTGAATGTTAGACACGAAACCGTTTAAGGTTGCTGCCTTACTAATGATATCTGTTTCTGAGGGGATTGATGGCAAGGCTGGATGTTCAGGTGGTGTTTCACCTTTGTTCCTTGCTGTGTCACACTTGATGTTCCAATCTTGTGTGATTTTGTCACGTTCTGCATTATAAGAATCATATAACATATCTTTTGCCATTTTTAAAAGCTCAAGACGAATTTCAAAAGGTGTCATGTTTGACATAGTTTTCTCCTGTGTTGTGTAAAGTGTGTTGAGGTTTTTAATGTGGTTGCCTCAACCACAATCCATTAATGGATGATTTATTTATACGTATTAGAAACTACGTGTGTATTGTAGACGCCATGCATCTTTTTCTTCGTCACCATATGAACGGCTCCAACGAACTG